ATGCCAAGAAATAGAATTATTTATCAATCTGAAGCGCTTTACGTTGGTCCAACCCCAGCTACTGGCGATCATTTTAGCTCCGGTAATACAGGTGATAATCTAGTTAATCAATTGCATCGTATTCAAACTGCAAATTATAGTTTCAACATCACTCGTCAAGACGTTAATCAATTTGGCGAATTAGCAGCTATAGACCGCGTTATTCTAGAATCCCCAACTGTATCGCTTGACTTCAGTTATCTACTTAACAGTTTCGCTAACGAAGAATTGTTAGGTTTTGCTCCATTGGATTCGTTTGATGTTACATGTATCTCTGGAATCCTCAATAAGACTCAAGACGAAAAGAATTACTTCATCCGTACTGTATCCGAAGGAACAGATGCTCTTGGAGTAGGAGCAGGCGCAAGCAATCAAAACGTTATTTGTATCGGAAATGGTTTCTTAACCTCATATTCAACAGAGGGCTCTATTGGTAATTTCCCAACTGTAACAGTTAATGTTGAAGGTTTAAATATGTCATTTGATAATGGCGTTACAGGTAATCACATTCCAGCTGTTCTATCAACAGACGGAAGTAAAATTACTACAAAACAATATGCATTAAACCCAGTCTCTTCATCTGTTGGCGCTACTGGCGTAAGCGCTCTTCGCCCAGGCGATATCACATTTGAACTTGGTTATGATGAGGGTGGCGTTAAAATCTCTGATGCAAAAATACAAAGCTACACATTAAACTTTGATCTTGCTCGTGAGCCACTCCAGAAGTTAGGAAGTAAGTTCGCATTTGCAAGAGAGATTACATTCCCAGTCACTGTTTCGCTCTCTATAGACGCTCTTGTTGGAGATCTAACAACTGGTAATCTTGCTGATATCATTGGCGCAGACAAAGATTATAATCTACAAATTAACATCAAGAACCCAACAACTTCTGCAAATCAAGTTTCTTACAAACTAGAAAAAGCAAAACTTGATAGTCAAGAGTTTAGTAGTTCTATCGGTGATAACAAATCGGTTACATTAAACTTCTCTACACAAATCGGTGGTCCAAATCAAACGGATCGTGGCTTGTTTATGAGCGGTGTAAAAGAATAGTAAATAGTTATATATTATATACCCCGTCAGGTTAATCCTTGACGGGGTATTTTTTTAGTGTAATATAAAGTAAGGAAAAAGGTTAAATATTATGGAAAAAGGTGACCCTAAATTAAGGGAATATGTATTATTCCAATTTCGTAGAAAAGTAACAAATTTATATAAGCATTGTCTTTTTATTCTTGAAGATACTGTAAATTCTAACTATAATATGGATAATGAATCATATCAAAAATATCGTAAAAGAATACTTGATCACGGCAATGATACAATTCGTGAAATAGAGGAAGAATTAGAAAAATTTGATTTTAATTTAAAATGAGAAAGATGATTTTTAAGTTTTCAGAAGAAGCTGTTATTCGTAATAATCTTGAATTGCAATCAATTCAGAGATCTCTTAAAGAGTATGGAGTACTAAGACCTACTTTTGAAGTAGTAACAAACCCAAACTTTTTAAGTAAAAATTATGATAAATGGAACAAGGAAAAACAAAATAAATTTATATCCTTACTAGGTGGTAGGGTGCAATTTAAAAAAGTTAAAAAATATATAGAATCAATTGAAAGGGATAAGGAATATGAAAAAGCTATTTGAATTTGTGGTGCCAAAAGAGGTTGAAGTTGAAGAAATTGAAATCTCTAAAAATGAAAAAGGTGAAGAAATAAAAACTACTAAAAAAGTTAAAAAAAAAGAACAGGTTAAAATCTTTCTTCGCAAACCAACGCGTGCGCTTTTTGATGAGGCGGAATTATTTTATGGAGTTCGCTTATCAGAAGGGATTAAAGCCGGATTGCTAACTAGAGCTCTACTATCTAAAAGATTCACAAATGATGGAGGAGTTCTTAGTGAGGAGGAAAAAAATGCATACGCTACGCTTTATGTTAGCATGTTTGAAAAGCAGAATGAATTTCAAAAATTAAGCATTAAAGATGAATCAGAAAGAACAGAAGCAGAAAATATAAGATACAAAGAAGTAATCAATGAGCTTACAGAACTTAGGACTGAAATTCAAGATTTTGAAACTGCTCAAGCTAGCTTGTTTGATCAAACCGCTGAAAATAGAGCTAGAAATAAAACTATTTTATGGTGGGTATTGCAACTAGCTTATGGATTAAATGATAAAGGCGAAGAGTATCCATTTTTTGGAGATGGATTTTATGAAAGTAAACTAAGAATTTATGATCATATGGAAGAAAACGGAACTGATTTTGAAGCTCTTGTTTGTCGTAAACTTGCTTACTTCGTAAGCTTTTGGTATGTAGGCCGAGCATCTTCTCAAGAAGAGTTTGAAAAGCTTGCAACTATAGCTTTTGAAAATCCTACTGAAGAAATCAAACCCGAGGCAAAAACCGGCTCAAATGAATGATAGGATCAAATCTAAAGATTATTTTTTCTGAAATAATCAAAGGATATTCTAAAAAGAATATCAATGGGACTGGCACTTTATTTTTCAAACATATCAACAATCAGGATTCTGCTGAGATTGATATATATAATCAGCAGTTTTTAGAGAAAGCCAAGAGTATGGGTTTGCCCACGCATCAAGAACAAGAAGAATATCTAATCAAAGAAGGTCTTTGGGAAGAGTCTAAAAATAAAAAGATATCTGAACTTAAAAAGTTTATTCTCAACTTAAAATCTACTAAAAGTAAATTATTTCTTAAATCGCAATTAGATCAGATAGGTGCAGAAATTGATAAAAATGAAACCGAGTTAAAAGCTTTAGAAATGGACAAGAAAGCTCTAATAGGATTTACAGCGGAAGAATATACCGCTAAAAAAATTAATGAATATTATATGTATATGTCTTTATATAAATCTGAAGACCTAAAAGATAAATTCTTTAGCGAAGTAGATTATGAAGAGTTAGATAATAAAGATATAGTTAATTTAATAAAAAATTATAATGAAGTAAATGATAAATTTAATGATTTAAATTTAAAAAAGATAAGTTTAGCAGGATATTTTTCTAATATATTTTATCTTAGTCAAGATGATCCTTATATATTCTATGGCAAACCTTTGGTTGAATTAAGTTTTTATCAAATTGAATTATTTAGTTATGGAAGGTATTTTAAAAATATCATACAAAACGCTAAAACTAGACCTCCAGATTATTTAACCCAAGATCCAGATAAACTTATAGAATGGTTCGAAGGCTCAAAAAATGTAGAGGAAGTATTAAACAAGAATAGTAAAATAAGCCAAAAAGATAATATAGCAACTTCTATTGTAGGGGCTACAACTGAAGACTTAAAGCGTTTGGGTATTAAAGAGGAAAAAGATACATCCAATACAATAGATTTAGCCAAAGAAGCTAGTAAAAAAGGTGGAAAATTAGACATGCAAGATCTTATAAAATTGCATGGATTATAAGAGAAATATTATATACTAACCTAATATTTTTACAATAAATGTGTAATTTGTTATAGGAAAAAGGCATTATGGCTCAAAATATAGGTGAGGCGCAGATTAATCTATCAGTTAATACTTCCCAAATGGAAAGGGAAGTATCTGCAGCTTTAAAAAGATTAGAAAGCAGAGGATTTAATTTAGGACAAGGAATAAATTCTAGAGCTTTTACTCAACCTTTAGGTAGAATTACGGGAGCAGCAAATGAGTTCCAAAAATCGTTAGATGCATCCAACGCCCGTGTTATTGCATTCGGTGCCTCTGCAGGAGCAATATATAATGTTCAAAGAGCTTTTATAACTTTAATTGGAAGTACAATAGAAGTACAGAAATCTTTAGCAGATATTAATGTTATTTTAGGCGTTAGCGCAAAAAGTCTCGATCAGTTTGGAAATCGACTTTTTGAAATAGCAAAAAATAGTGGTCAAGCATTTTCAACAGTAGCTACTGCAGCCGGAGAATTAGCTCGTCAAGGTTTAAGTCTTGAACAAACTTTAAAGAGAACAAGTGATGCATTAATTTTAGCTCGTCTTTCTGGTCTTGATGCTGCTTCTAGCGTAGAAGCTTTAACTGCTTCAATAAATTCTTTTAATAATTCAGCTTTAGATTCTACTCAAATCGTAAATAAATTAGCGAGCGTTGATGCTGCATTTGCAGTTAGTTCTGCAGATCTTGCTGAAGCCTTAAAACGAGTTGGTAGTTCAGCGCAAGATGTAGGAGTCAGTTTCGATCAATTATTAGCTATTGTTGCTAGTGTTAATCAAACTACCGCGCGAGGTGGAGCAGTTATCGGCAACTCATTAAAAACTATTTTCACTAGAGTCCAAAGAACTGATGTGTTAGATCAATTAGAAGGTTTAGGTATTGCTGTTAGAGATTTACAAGGAAATACAGCTCCAGCTATTCAAATTTTAACCGGTCTTGCTACTAAATTCGATCAATTAGGAGCGGCTCAAAAAGCTCAAATTGCAGAGTTGGTCGGCGGCGTCTTCCAAATAAACGTTTTAAAAGCAGCTTTAGGAGATTTAAGTAGGGAATATTCTGTATATGGTAACGCTTTAAAGATATCTAGCGGTGCTACAGATGAAGCTATAAAAAGAAATGAAGAATTAAATAAAACTTTATCTGCATTAATTAATAAGACTATAGCAAATTTAACAAAAGCTGGAAGCGATATTGGATCATTGACATTAGCTCCAGCAATCGAAAGGGTTCTCGGTACTTTAAATGGAGTTTTAGAAAGTTTTGATTTTAAAGGAGGAAGTGGTTTAGGAAATAAAATTGGAAAAGGTATTTTAGAAGGTATTGGTGATTTTATAGTAGGTCCTGGATTATTATTGCTTGGCGCAGTTTTTACAAAAATATTTATTAATTTAACTAAATTTACTGCAGACGCAACAAAAACATTTTTAGGACTTGGTAAAGCTGGTCAAGAACAAGCTAAAATTCAAGAAAGGATAAATAGTATTTTAACTCAAAATCCACAATTAGTACAAAATATTGTTAACAAACAGATTTCATTATTGCAAGTTGAAAAAGATATACTAACTGTTATTCAAGCTCAATCTGCGGCAAGACAACAATCTAACGCAATTGCTGCTTCATTAACTAAAGGTCTTGTTACTCGTGGAGTCGTTTCTACAGAAAAAGGTGTTATTACTGCCCCAGCAACAACAAGGAATAAAAGTCGAGGTTTTATACCTAATTTTAATGCAAATAAAGAAATAATGGGAGCAATATCTGGTGGGTATATGCCAGGAGAAGTTCGCTCTATGAATATACCAAATTATGGTAGAGTCACATATAATGATGCGGAAACTGTTAAAAAATTTTCTGGTCTTTCTCAACCAGGAATAATGCCACCAGCGAATAGTGAAGCAGGTAAAGCATATAAACAAAAATTTAAAGGTAGATATGGTATAGATCCTTATGCAAATAGAGGGTTTATTCCTAATTTTGCTTCTTATGATGCAATGGTTGAAAGAGGATATATCCCAATTTCTAAAAATATTTACGATGAATTAAATAAAAAAAATAGTCCATTTAAGCAGTATTTAATCGGCGGAACATCTGAAGGGGGATCTTTTTTAAAAAATAGCGTAAAAGATAACGCTTTGAGTTATTATAAAACTCAAACAGAGGCTAGAGCACTTGGTTTAGGTAAAGGAGTTTTATCAAAAGATGAAATTAACCAGACTGGTGCGGTACTTGTTTATCCATCTTTTGGAGGAACTGGTTTAGGATCTACAAAAGCAACAGCAGATAAATATATGGGAAAGAGAGGAGATCCAAATCCAGAATTTATATTTTCAACTTTTGGTTTTCCAGGTGGAAAAGGTGGTTTAGGAGCAGAACTATATACTGATATTGAGAAAAAATTAAAAGGCGCAGTATATACATTCATTAATAATGCAGCTTTAAATCCAGAAAATTTAGTTAGAAGTGGTCAATTTAAGAATTATGTAGATTCAAATTTTAATAGATCTACTATTGAAGCTGCAATAGGAAGCGTTTTTGAAGCAGGATTAAAATCTGCAATTTTCAGTGCAGTTGAAGATCCTAATGCGCCATTAGATTTAACAAAAGATGAATTAAATAGAATTGCTAAAACTTTTAAAGGCGCAGAAGTTTTAAATAAATTTAAATTTGGAGAAGTAAAAAACGCTCTAAATCCTGATCAGGCTCAATCTATGGCGAACAAAATTGCTTCTAATCAAGGATATCCATTAAAATCTCAGGCTAAAACTAAAAAAGCATTAGGTTTTATTCCTAATTTTTCACCATTAGATAAAGCTTTTAGTACAGAAAAAAGTCTTGGTGGAAAACCAACTTTAGATTATAAAGAGGGTCTTGGACTCTATGTAAGAGATGGAAAAACTCAACCAAATTTTGCAGCAGTAATGAGAGACCATCCAGAAGGAATTAGTAATGCTATACAAAACTCTAAAAAAATTCAAGGAATGATGACAAATGGATTTATACCTAATTTTGCTGGAGTTGGTTTAGGAGGTTTTGATCCAACTTCATTAATGCTTTTATTGCTTGGCCAACGTAGAACAGAAGAGCAAGCTGCAACATTACAACAAACAAGAATTGAACAAATTAAATATAAAGATCTATTAAGAGAGAGAAATAAAGCTTTAAATAATTTAAAAAATATTGAAAGAAGTTCTGCAAATGATGAACAAGCTATTTCTAACGCTAGAAAACAACTAGAGAGTGCAACAGTTAATTTAGCAAATTATCGCCAACAAGCTTCTAGAGAAGGTCCAATTTTAGGCGTTGGTAGTACAGCATTAGAAAGAAGAGTAGATTTTAATCGAAGAGGTGGGGTTGGCGGTGCTATAGGAAGATTTGGTTCTAGATATGGAGCAGCCGCAACAATTGCAGCGCCTATTATTGGTGGAATTATTAGTCAATACGTAGGAGATGACGTTAGTAGAGGTGGAAGAGCAACAAGAGCTGGTGTTACTGGCGCATTTGGTACTCTTGGCGCAGTTGGAACGGCAGCAGCATTAGGCGGTGGACCTATGACTATTGGAGCTGCAGGAGTTGCGGCTGGAGGATTAGCAGTCTACAATGTTATATCAGAACTTAAAGATATAATGCCAGAAGTTGCAAAAGAAATTGAAATAGCAAAAGAGAATTTTAATAATTTAACTGTTGGTGCACAAACATTAAATACATCTTTAGAAACTTTAAATACTTTAGAAGAAAGACCAGATTTATCTACAGAAACTAAAGTTAGATTAATACAAAAAGCTAATAGTGATATTGTTGACGGTTTGAACCAAATAGCTATGGTATCTCCAAAGACAGCGGAAGAAGTAAAAAATTTATATGTTCAATTAGGTAATACAGCAGAATTAAGAGAAAGAATCAATTTAGCTCTTGCTGAAAGTAGAGGGACTTTAAACATTGCTGAAAGTAAAGGAGCATTTTTAAAAGGAGGAATGGATAGAGCAGAATTAATGGATAGATTTGGATTTTTAACTGGAGATAAAACATTCAGAGAACTAGATAAAGAACAAAAAATAAGATTTCAAAATTTGGTAGATCAGCAAGCTAAATCTTTAGAAACATATTATGAAGCTATAACTGAAAAACAATTGACTCAAGAAGATGCTAGAAAGATTCAAAATGCTGCAGAAAATGCTAAACAAGGAATTGCTAGCATTAGCGATGGAATAAATACTCTTGGTTTACCAAAAGATCAAGCAGAAGCTCTAACAGCCTTAATAGAAGAAGGAAAAAGAGATCTTACCCCAGTCATAGAAGCCTTTATAGCTATGGAAAATAGAAGAATAGAATATGAGAATTTACAAAACAAAATTAATCAAATTGCTGCAACAAGAAATATCACTACTATGGAAGGTTTATCTGGACTACTTGGAAGAACAGGAAATGTACCAATTAGTCCAAGAGATTTAGAAAGAGTTAGATTTACAGATGTTAATCAGAGTCTTCAAGCTGGTGTTAGCAAAGGTTTTGAACAAGATTTTACCAAACAATATACAGATTTATATTATCAAGTAGGTAATACATCTACAGGAATGAAACAATTAGAAGAGTTTACAAAAAGTTACGCAGAGATTGTCAATAAAGTAAAAGATAAAACTATGAGCGTTAATGATGCTTTTGCAGAGCTTAAATTAAGATCTGATGCTATAACTTTTCAAACAAATGCATCTAAAATGTTTTCTAGTGAAAGAGCTGAGGCAAGACAAAATTATTTTAATGATTTATTAAAACAGGGCAAGCTTCAAGAAGGGTTTCAACCTGTAACATCTTTCTTTGATAGATTTGGCGATAATGCCCAAACAACTGCTAGAAAAATTAATGAATCTTTTGCTAATCTTGCTGAAAATATGCAAACTGGTTTTGAAGATGCATTTGGTGCATTTCTTGATGGAACAAAAACTGCTGAAGATGCATTTAGAGACATGGCACTTAGCATTTCACAACAGATAATTAAAGAACAATTTAGCATCGGTATGCGTAGTCTTCTTGGAGGATTAACTGGTGGGGGCGGATTTGGTGGCACAGCAAATAATAGTGGAGGATTATTAGGTGGTATATTTAATAGTATATTTGGCGGTGGCAAAGCTAAAGGAGGATTAATTAAAAAATATAGTGGTGGCGGTTATGTAGATGGCGGGAGTGGAGTAAAAGATGACGTTCCAGCTATGCTTACAGATGGCGAATATGTATTAAGAAAAAGCGCTGTTAATAAATATGGTATAAATGCTCTAAATATGCTTAATCAGGGCGGAATGATAAAAGGATATTCTACTGGAGCAAAAGTCACCGCAGAATCATTGCCATTAAGTATGAATAAACAACTAAATCAACAACTATATGGCATAACAAGATTGCAAGGTGGAATTAAAGCTAATATACCTGGGACTTTAGCTGGTGGATTTAGGCTAAAAACTTTATATGATATTTCAGATAGAACTATAAGCGGTTTTATTCAATCGGCAGCTAATCAATATGGACAACCATGGAATCAATTTAATTCAGGAAATACTGTAGCTCGAGGATTTATGTTAGCAGATCCTAGCGTGTCAGTTAAAGGAGAACCATTAGGAGGAATGATGGCGTCTCCTCGAGTAAAAATAGGCTCACAATATGGTAGTACAATTACATCTTCTGCTGGGGGGAGAGCAGCTGAAGCAAATCCATCTAGAGTTTTACCAATGTTTAAAGGTGTTCAACAAGGTAGTATAAGACAAGCCGCACTTTATGGTGTTAATCCTGCCCAGACTCCAATTTATGGAAATTTTGGTATAGAAGATAAAACTCCAGCATTATTTAAAGGCAAAAACTTAACAATGAGTCAATTTAAATATCTTGAAGGAAAATATTCAATCTTGGATGATGAGAAAGGTCTGAGTTATCCAAAAACAGCTGGAGGCATGGGAGCTAAGCCTCCAAAAAACCTTCCAGACTGGGTTCGTCTTAAACCTTTACAGCAAGCAAGAGCTCGTGCTTATCAAGGTTTACATGATACAAGCTCTCCCTTTGATCCTAGTAAAGTACGTGCAGCTTTAGGAGAAAATATACAATTTGGCGTTAAATCTAGTGAAATGGCATCACCAGAGGTATTATTACCAAAAATTGCGAAACCATATGCAAGATTAGTAGGAGATTCAACAAAAGCTATACCAGTTTCACAACATCCATTATTAAAAAGCCTGATGAGATATCAAGATAAGATTACAAGATTTGGTAGTCCTTTATTAAAGACAGGAGTCAAAATGCTTGGAGTTGCAGGAGGAATATTTGGTAATCTTGATTTATTTGATCAATGGATGGCCGAACAAGGATATTACCCTTTCCCTGGCGGTGGAGATAATATCTTGTCTAAAGGTGGCAGAATTAGAGGTTATGCAACAGGTGGAAGTATTAACAGTCTGCTTGTAAATCAATATGATTTTTATGGAGTTCAAGGAGAAAGACTAACTAGACCATTTACAGATGAAGCATTTAAAACTACAGTAAATGCTCCGGAAGAATTAGCTAATGTTCCAGCGCTAACAGGTAGATTTAATATCTCTGATCTTTTAAGTACAAGAGCTATAACTGATGAAAATAATCCTATGAACGCATTAAGATCAGAAAGATTTATGGGAATGCAAAATTATCAGCAACAAGTAAGTAATTTTAAAACAAGCTATAATGAACAAATGCGTCAAGTTGAAGAGATGCGTAGGAAAGCTCAAGAAGAAGCGAATAGAATTAATTCTGAAAGAATGGCAGCTTATAATCGTCAAGTAACACAAGGATTTATTGGAGGATTATTAGGAGTTGGAATGGGACTTTTTGGTTCAATGGCAAGTGTTGGAAAATTTGGTTCAGGTTTAGGTAGTCTTTTTGGGGGTGGGGGGGGTGGTGGTAGTATAGGAAATACATTTTTAGGATTTTTTCAAGACATTGGTAAAACTGTAATGGGCTCTATAGGTCAATACAGCGGTATGCAAACTTCTATTCCTGGGTTAACAGACGAACAGACAAAAGAAATAAAAAGACAAGTAGAAATGGGTCAATTATCTGGGTTTAGAGATCCATTCGCAAAACAAATGCAATTATTACCTCAGTATGGACCTGGTGCAGGAGGAATAGGATTTGGCCCTGGCGGTTTTCAAATGATGGGAGGAGCCCCATCTTCTACTTACCAAGGTTTAGCTTTTAATGTTGGTTTGGGTGCCCCTGCTGGTTATAAAACATATACTCAAAATGCAGCTCAAGATTATTTTATGATGTTTGCAAGACCTGTTGATCCATTATTCTATGCCAGAGGTAATGTCGCTCCAATATTAACTAATCCATACGAACAAATATTTGGTCAAGCTGCCGCTGGAAGATATGCAATTGGAGGTAAAGTTAAAGGATATAGGACTGGAGCAGACGTAAAAAAACAAGCATTTGTTGATCAAAATTATCCTATTGCTTTTCTTATAGCTCAGAAACTTGGAACTACACCAGAAGCTGTTCTAGCTCAATTTGCACTTGAAAGTGATTATGGAATGTCTGAATTAGCTAGATTTGGATTTAATTTAGCAGGAATTAAAGCTGGAGGAGGATACAAAGGAGATACTATAACTTTACCAGCAAATGCAGATGAAAGAGCTAGAGGAGAGTTAAGTCCAAATGTATACAGAAAATATAAAGATTTAAATGAATTTACCGAAGATTTTATTCAATTCATGAAAAAGCCTAGATACAAAGAAGCTCTAGGAGTTACTGATGTTGCAAAAAGAGCTGATATTTTAGCGAGACAAGGCTATGCTGGTAAGTTGCCAGAAGGAGCTTATGCTACTAAAGTAGCAGGCACTGCAAAAGCTCTTAGATCTTATCTTCCACAAGCTAGATCTACATTACCTATAAGTATAGATCCAGAAGGTATAGCTACAACTGGTGGTGGTCCAAAAGGCACATTTCCTGCCATGCCACAAGTTTCTATAGCTGGTTTACCCCCAGAATTGCAAAGACAAGTAGATCTTGGATTTTTGACACCAGAAGCAGCAAAGAAAGCGATGCAGAGTCCGCAAGGTGTAGTTAATATGCCTTTTCCATCAAGATCAACTATGCCTATGCCAGCATTTCCAATCTCTACACCTCAAATAGCAGGGACTAATCCACCAGTTGTTACAGCAGGAACTAGTTTACCTGCCAGAACGCAAATATCAAGACTTTATGAAAATCCTCGTAGATATGCTCGCGGAGCTCCGCAAGCATTATCAATACCAGAAATTCCAGTTGATCTTCCTCAACCTTGGGAAACGGTAGGAAAACCTTGGGAAGTTGTAACAGATGCTATAAAACGTTTATATCCAAATGGTTTTCCAGGATATCCTGGAAAACCAGGAATTCCACCATCAAATAGAGCAATGATGCAACCACCTAAAGCATATAAGCCAGGAGGTCTACCATCATCTCAAAAAGTGACAAAACAAGACTTTAATCCTTTTGCAGATCCAGAATTTGCAGAAGAATATCAAAAAAATTTAGCAGATTTAATAAAACAAGAAGAACTTGCGCCTCAAGATTTATACAGAGCAGTTGGAGCATTGATGGATACAAAAAATGTTACAAATTTAGAAAAAGGCTTGCAAGCAAGATTTTCATCTTTTTATACTAATCAACCTTATAATAGATTATTATTAGGTACAGATCCAATGGCTTTTATGGGTAAATCTAGCTATGGTCAATTAGGATTTAATAATTATTTAAATTATTTAGGATTTACAGGTTCTACAACTGGACAACTTGGATCATTTAAGTTTCCTAGAACTCCTAATGCTCTTTCTCCTTTTGCATTTGGTAGTAGATATTTTGGAGGATTTGGTAATTTTGGTGGAGCAAATTATGGATTTAGTTCTTCTACGGGAATCCCTTTTAGTAATTGGTTCTCTACAGGAAGTAGATTAGGTATTACTCCAAGTTGGGCAAGTAGAGCTACTGGTGGAATGATTTACGGAGGAACTTCCACTAAAGATGATGTTCCAGCTATGTTAATGGGTGGAGAATATGTTATACGCAAAGACGTTGTAGATAGAATGGGTGAACTTTTCTTCAATCGTTTAAATAGAGGACAAGTCCAAGGATTTGCAGAAGGTGGTCCAGTAGGAACTAGTTTGCCTAGTATTGGTTTAGGCGGAGAACAGAATAATCAAGATAACTCTAGAGCTCAATTTGTAGACGCTATGACTAAATTATTGAAATCTCTTGATCAATTAAATAGGACTGTAGAAGATCAAACAAAAGAGATGAAAGATAAAACTGAAACTGAAGCTACAGTAACCGACACAACACAAGCTGGCGGAGTAACAAATAATATAACAATAAGCGTTAATGTTGATCAAAATGGTCAAACATCTCAAGATAAGAAAGATGAAAGTCAAGATAGCGAAGGAAATGATATGAATGACCAAGAGAAGTTCAAGAAGACTATGGAAAGATCTAGGATATTAGCCGAATTATTAAGGCAACAGATATTAAAAGTAATAGTAGAAGAACAGCGTCCAGGTGGAGTATTATATCAAGGCTCTAAGGGCAGAGATTTAGGCCGTTAACAATTTTCATCATTTTGAAATATAAAAGTTTGATCTATCGAATCACCAGAATTATCTATAACCATAATTTTTATTGCAAATTTTAGACCTTGATTTACCCAAGAATTATAATTTTTAATTATCTTCTCATAGATTTCAGATGTTCTATTAGAGAAATCAAAATCTGGTATATCTAAATATATTGAGTAATATTTAATTACTTCTTCAAAAGTATAAGAATCTATTAAATCTGAACTAGACCAAGTTATAGAATCAATATTATTAATTTGCTTTAAATATATTAATATCTTGTGTATTCCTACATTATGTTCTGGGTGGCATAATATGCCTAAATTGAGAGAATTAATCGAATCAGTTGGTTTCTTGTAATATAAAGTTATATTAGAACCAGTATAATCAAAAGCGGAATATCTCCAACTTCTAGATCCAAATACATATTTATTCATACCACAGATCTTACCATAAGGGTAATTGCTCTCTGTTTGATTTGGAACATATTTACTTATAATAAAAAATTGTTTAAATTCAGATCTAAAATTAATTGTATCTGTATCCTCTACGCAACATGTTTTTACGCAATCAGTATTATTTGTTAATAATGTTCTTGGACAAATTTTTAATAAATTAAATTCTTTATTATTTATGCTATTAGATAGCAGATAAAAATCTCCAAAAAATGGCACATCCGATGGATCTTCGATAATCTTAAATTTTGTAGGATACACAACAAAAGAGATCATCTTCTTTGAATCTACAATATTCTTAACATCTATATTTTCACCATTAAGAATTGGATCTGCATCTACACCACAAGAAGAAACAAATTTTGCAATAAAATAATGATAATTTGTGCCGTTAATTTCTTTAACGCCTTTTTCAAGAACTGTATCCGTTCCAGATATGCCTTGCACAATAAAATCTTGTGCATCAGGTATATCTAATATAAATTCTACAATAGCATAAGCATCTTCTTTCTGTATGCCTACGCTTAGTAATTTGACTGAATATATATTTTTTGCTGCAAAATATTTTAAATCATCTTTAACATATTTAAAATCTACTGTTTCTGGAGATTCTAAATCTCCAATATTGCCAGGATCATAAGCTCCAAGATAACTAGGATTATTATTAACCCCACTAGGAGGAACATCTTCTGGCTCAAAACTAACAAAATTAGTTGTTGCATTATATTTATAACTATCTAAGCACCTATATGTTGTTTTATATTTATTCTCATTAGGAAATTGACCATTAATTCTAGCTTGCGCTAATGGAAAATAATCAAAAAATTGAGGACCAGAAGCAACACCATCATCTTTAAAATCAAGCATTCTTGCTCCATCTCTATTGAAATATGTATTTCTATACTCTTCATTAGGCCATGCAATATATGGATAACTTTCTGGAGTAAAAAAGTATACTAACCCTTGATAACTTGCAGCTATTGTAGATGTATAATTTTTATTATCTTTAACAAATTTATTTAATGTTACATATTTGTCAACGAGATCAGTAGTGTTTAAATAATTAAATACTGCTTCATTTGATACACCAGCAAATCTAGTATAAAAGTTTAAAGCTTGTGCTTCCAAACTGTTCAAATAATATAATTTAATAGAAAATATATTATCATTTACAAGTAAACTATCTGTACTGAGTGTGCATGTTATTTTAAAATGAGTAGTATTTTGATCATCCAGAGATTCAATTTTATAATTAGGATTTAAATTTAAGATATCAATATTCTTTAGATTACGTAAAAATATATATTTATCATAATATTCGGTTTGTTCTTCTAAATTTATATTTTCTCTATATTTTTTTGGAAAAATGATGATTGAATCCAAACCAACATGCACAGGTAATAAATCTTTAATTTCAAAAACAATTTTATTGTTGCCTTCTCTATAATAATTTTTAAATATTTTTAATACATTATTTTTTGATATTTTATTATGATTAACTTTAACTAATTTGTAACCTTTTTCATTTGTATATCTTTGTGAATCGTATATATTTATATTTCCTCCTGCGGATGAATTTCCGTCATCGTCTACGGCTTCTATAGACACATAATAATTATTATAATGTCCAGGTTGAGATATTTTGACATATGATTTAGGACCAATTCCTGATCCAGTTAAAGTTAATAACTCGTTTAAAAAATCTCCTGTATTTTGCACTTCTGGATTAAAAGTTAAAGTATTTGAATCATCAGTAGCTTCAACGTGAATTGTATTATTAATTAAATATGAGTCGTAATTAATTCCGTAATCAAAAAGAAAATATCTATTATTTTCACTAATAATTTCTGGAGTTTTTATCTCTACTTCAGAAATAATATCTCCACTTTTTGTTAAATTAAATTTTTGTATTTGTAAATCGCTAGCGTTTACACTTAATTTAGGAGTTAAACAAGCTGTGGTAATACGATAAATATCATTAGAATTATTTCTAAGAACAGTATTATCAGTTAATATGCCACTATTTTGATCTAAACCTGGTATAACTCTAATATAAAAATTAATTGAATTATCTTTGAAATATTTTGTAAAATCATATTCATTGTTCTCTGGAGAATTTTTTTTAATATCGTTTGTTGTCTCTGCGACTGTATCTAATTGCCAAGCTAAGTATGCGTATGGAGTATATACAGTAATTTCTTTTTTATTATCAACTGATATATTAGACATTCCTCCAGAATAATTAATATTATCAGACAATAAAATTAAATCAGAATAGTAATTTAAATTATGCAACAACACTTCATTAATTGGATTTTGTACTGGTATAACTTCAGAAAATAATACTCCAGTAGATTCAAAGCCTAAATTATTTTTTGAAAATACTGTTAAATAATGAATACCAGTATTTCTTGGTACATAATAAAAATATTCATCCTTTGTCGAATAAGGTATTTCTTTTATTAAAAATTGATTTGGATTTGTGTTTGGCTCTGTATAAAAAGCATAATTACTTAAATATATTCTATAAGATTCTATATTTTCTATATTTTCAATAGGTTTAATTACTACTTCAAAACCTTTGCTATTGTCCGTAATATTAATTAAATTTACAGAAGCTTCTGGTAATTTAGAGGGATACTGGCTCATTATATATCATCTCCCATATCATATTTAGATTCCTCATATTGAAGTGCTGTAATTTTATATCTATATTCTTCTTGCTCTTCGATATCAAGTACCCTAAATTTTTGAGTTCTATCTATATATGGTTCTAGACTTGCTCCAGGATAAAGTGATGCACTGCTTTTGCCTGATATACTTGGACTTTTTGTATGATCATATTTTTTTGGATCAAGCTCTATAGTCCAAACTGTATTTTGCAACAATGTGTGTTCTTTGTCATCTAATCTTGCGCTTCCAAAGCTTAGTTTTGTATAGCCATTGTAATTAATTCCTGTTTCTAAACTTACATACGCGCCAAAAGAATTACTAGAAGTATCATCATTTTCAATATTATAATTAATTGTTTGTATCTGTTTTCTTCTAATTACAGATGTATTTATCCCAGATTGCATGCCTTCTGTAGTCATAAATTCTATATCATTTAAAACTCTTTCTTTAAATACGTTAGCCTGTTGTTGCTCTTGTAAATCTGTGAGATAATTACCACTAGGAGTTCCTATTTCTATATTACCTGCGGGAGTTAATATATTAAATTTACAACCGCTAATTACTGGAAGATATCCAGATATATTTTCATATTTTACATCTAATATTGCATAATTTTTATTTAATTCGTATGTTCTACCACCCAAAATTTTATTTTGCCTGTTTTGATCTTGAATTAACACTATATCTCCAGGCTTTAAATACATTGCAGGTAAACTTGTTTCAAAACTCACTAATTCGGATTCTGAATTCTCAGATATTAAAGTCCATTTTCCTAGTCGTTCAGCTTGGCCTTCGCTTGTGCAACCAAATGCGCTCACTTCAGTTTCTCTTATACCATATCTAATAATTCCTTCTCTATTTTCTACATATTTAACTGCTGGTTTAAAAAAATTATCTTTATCATTATATCTTACAAGCGCAATATTTCTTCTTACTCTTCTGCTAGTATTACTATATGTAAATTCTCCATCTTTGACATTGCTATTGTTAAATATATAAATTGCATCTTTTGGTCTATCTTGAGAAATCATAATTAACCCTGCACTGTAATATACTAAACCTCTAAATATACTTGCCATATCATTTACAACTTTATAAGCATCTTCTCTTGTTGAGATTAGCATATTGCATGTAAATCTTGGCTCAAGACCTCCTTTTCCATCGCTAACCAATTGATCACAATATTTTCCTATTTCATACAAAGTCCATTTATCTGTATATCTTGGGTCTACATACTTACCTAAACCATATCTTCTGTTCGTTAAAAGATCATAAAAACACCAGGCGGGATTATCTGTCCACGCAAGTTTAAATGCTCCATTCCAGATACCATCATAAGTTTTAGAATAAGGATTATAGTTTAATGGTACTTTGACTTTCAATAATCTAGTATCGTAAGATCTTTGCGGAATACTTGAAAAAAATCTAGCATCAAATGTTGTCATAATTGCTGCTGTATTAGGTAAAATTAAAAGCTCGTTATAAGTTTCTGTAATTGAATCTATACCAGTTTTTAACACTACATTATTGTCTATTGGTTCTGTATATGTTGGTTCTATTTCTATTTCCCATCCAACTGTTCTTTGATTTGAAACCGTAGTCAAACCTGTCCATTCAAATGTTTCAATATACGGACCAGAATTTAATCTGCCAGTTATCACTAGAGGTAAAGATGTTTTATTTGCTCCTACATTTATTGGGGTAATAATAAAACCTTCCGATCCACTACCTTTATCAATTCTTTTTAATGTAATGTTAAAAGTTACACTTTGACGATCAATTCTACCTCCTTCACTGTTTGATTCCGCTTCACTTGCGCTTTCAAAAATTCTTAAGTCTACAATTTGTTTAAAAAGACTAATTACTTTAATATGAAGTCTTAATCCATAAAGATCTTTTGTTAAAATATTAATAGATTTTTTATAACTTCTCTCTGTGTTATCTTGGAATTTGCGTTTACCAAATAATCTTGTGCCTACAGTTTTTGTGCTAGTCAATCTTCTTGGTAATTTAGCGAAGCTAGATAAAAGATTATTATTTTGATCTCTAAATTCTAGATGATTGACATAAATACCATTTCCTGCTTTTTTTGAATAAAACTCTTCTTCTAGTCTTATATTGGATAACTGAGTAATATCTGCATGACGAGGAGCACAATCGGCATTATCAAATTTTAGCTTAATAAAATCAAAATTAACACTACCTGGATTTGGAAAAGTATCATCTGCAAGAGCTGTTTCATTCCAATAAATAGATCTTATAAAGGAATTTTGACCTGGATATTTGACTAAATCAACCCCATTTTTATATCCTATATCTCCTTTCTGATACCCGGGTCTCGGTTTGATTTCATAGTTTACAATACCTTCTATTGGTCCTTCACCTAAAATATCTAATAAAGATATGTTTGTTAAAGAAGTAATTCCAATGTCCTTAGATTCAGATAAATTATTTCTATATTGATAAGCGTAGTTATTATAAGTTATAGTATCTCCTATTCTTGATACTAGAGTATGGCAATTGCCTGGGATAGAATTACTAGTTAGAGTATAATTAGCGTTATAGTTGTACGAGTTTTTTCGGGGCGCATGCCCCCCATTATGAACAAATATATCTTCTACTATATATGTATGATATTTATCTATTTCAAAGTTGTAAACTTCTTCCATATGACTTTGGTCTATGCTTAAAATTTTTACTTTTTTACCAAATGAAAATAAATATTCTCCAGCTTTCATTTCGCCAAGAAACTTAAAATTACCATCTCCATCTAAAAATTGATGAGATAATGTGCTTTCTAAAACAGTTCCATTTTCTAATTTTACTTTAAATACTGGTTGAGAAATTTTATTATGATCTATAATTTTAATTATTTTTGATATATGAATATTTTTATCTTCATCAAATGCATATACTTCATTTCCAATTTTTAATTTATCTATATTAATTTTGCCTTTAGGAGTATTGACTCGCATTTTTTTAGTAAAACACGTTGCTCTATATGTACAAACGTATACATCTCCTACTCTAGGAGTATATGTTCCTAAAAATAATACGAATTCGCTTGTTACTCTATTAAATGTACAAGTATCAAATAATCTAATAAAAAAAGTATACGTACCATTTGATGTAGGAACACCATTAGGATATTTTTTAACTCCACTTTTAGGTAGAGTTTGATTTGCAAAAGCAGTTTGTACTTCTAAGGGACCACTTAGAAATATAATTTGATGCTCTAGATTTGGTCCAGGATTAAAAGATATTACTGGTATATTTTCCGCAGGATTTGCACTCCAGGCAGATTTTACGAGCGAAGAAGCTGTAACTGCAATTTCTTGTGTGAAAGGAGTTGATACTGCTCCTTTAGCTTCACTATTTTGAGGCGCAAAACAAGCATTTCCTATACCATCAATTTGAGCAGGAAGGATTGAAGATATATCATAAGATCCTTCAATTTCTATTGGAAATGCATCAGTTGTGTTTGTATCTATTATGTAAATCCAAAAATTAGTTTCTGCTTCTAGAGAGTCTCTAGGAACAAATGATATGTTACTTATATCTGTTCCATTTAAAGCCACAACGTAAGACGATACTGTAGCTGTTTCACTCGCTGTTGATTTATTAGATGTTTTATCTCCTAAATTTACTTCAACTGTAGTATTATTTATAATACTCGTGATTAAAAACCTTCCAGCTTTAAGAGAACTATTTGCTTGGAATGTAACATCTAAGTAAGTTCCAACAACGAAATTATGAGGACTATTTAAAGAAAAAATAACCGTTGGAGAATTAGCGTTATATATATAATTTGCTGAAAATGGCGCAGGAAAATTATTTTGTTTTATATAATTATATTCACTTTTGTTTATTTTTTTGAAATATATTTCTTCTGAAGGCTTTGGTGGCTGCGGAGAGACCATTCTTGTTCTTTTAGAACGTAGCCTTAATGTTATCTTATTATTTCTTAGAACAGAATAACTATTTTGTAAAAGTTGAATTTCTGATGGATAGGTTGTACCAGATGGTCGATTATTTTCTTCGAATGGACTGAAAGTAAATATGATTGTTCCTTGATTTGTTCCTCTAGCATTTGAAGCGCTTATTTTAGAAGTAAATACACCTGCATGTTTTGGAGTTCCTGTAATTAAATTATTTGAAGAATTAAAATTTAATCCTTCTGGTAAATTTGATATTCCTACAATGTTTGAATTATGAATAGACAGCTTAGAGTTAAAAGATTTGCCTACAGTACCAGTCAAACTATAAGGAGTAAACGCTCCTGGAACTCCAGGAAAATTTATACTGGCATTTAGATTTCCTTTTAGAATATTTAAATTAAAAGTAGTTCTATTTCCAACATCTGCACCTCTCTTTGCTCTAATTTCAAATGTCCAAGCTTCAGTTTTTAATTCAGCATCTATTTGTGGATTTATAGTCCCTTGAATAACTTTGGTTTCACTATTCCATGTTAAGTTTAAATTATTAATTATATCTAGTTGAGCCCTACTCATTAATACATCATATTGAGATATATCTAAATTGGTAGTAATTTGATAAACGAAACTATTTCCACGGAACGCATGTATAGTTGGGTTACTTGTAACATAAATAGGCTCCGTTCCATCTGATGATAAAGATTTAATCGTTAAACTTTTTTTACTAGTATAATTCGCGGTAGTGCCTATTAATGTAGCATTTATAAAACCTGTATAATAGCCTACGTAATTTATCTTATTCTTTAAAAGAGAATTATTTGTACTGCTAGGATTAAAATATTTAAAAGAATATAAATCTACTGATCCAGATGTCGTTAAGGATCCTGGGATTCGAATTGTAATCGTTGTCGAAGTAGCACCTATAATTTGATAGGAATCATGTTTATTTTGAGATCCAGAAATAAATTTACAAAAAACAAATTCTCCTAAAGTAAAAATTGAATTATTTGATAAAGTTATTGTAATATTTTCTCCTGTTTGAGTATAAGATTGATTAGTTAAGCTTTTTGAAAATCTTAGTTTATCAGAACTATCTTGATCTGCAAATTGTCCAAAATTTGTATAAGTTAATATCGAAGGAATTTTATCTGTTTGAATTGAAAAATTAAAATTTTGGTTGAGTTTCGCTGTTGTTGTTCCTGAACTTATGATTGCTGGAGCAGTAACAGAACTTCTTGGAGAATTATAAGCAACGATTCCATCTATAAAACTCCATATAAACCAAAATCCTCGATCTTTATCTATACCCTTAACATATAGTGGATTATTTAAAGAATCAGATAAGCCTGTTGCAAATTTTGAAGTAAAAATTGGATTGTATGCATCTAACATATCTGATACATTAGCAAGCATATCTGTAGTTGGATTTTCATTACTATCATATGGCTGACCAACATCATTATAGGAATATACTCCGTCAAAAGAATGCCCATTTCTTCCTCTATAAGCAACTCCTTCAATATATTTATTTGGATCGCAATCTTTACATTTTTTTGCCATATTATGCGCCTTGTAATGAAGATTGAGATAAAGAATTTCCTTGGAAATCTTGAATATCTATTGCACTTCCATAATGATTAAAGTAAAAGCTTTTTGTTGGGTAATTATCTGCTCCGGCATCTGTTGGTGGTCTGCCATCAGATCCATATCTATTTTCTCTTGACTGAATTCTGTATAATTGATCATAAGAGCTAAATACTTGATGACTTCCTATTATTAATCTTCCATATCCTATAGGAATTGGTCCACCTTCACCAACAGTATTTACTGGACCATTAAATGTGTAAGAAGGTTCTCCACCAGATTCTGGAGAAGCTTCAAAATCTGCAGAAGGATTTGCGATAGTTTGCGGACTAACCATTGGTGGTGGTTTCATTAAAAGCATAGATACTCCTAGAGCTAATAATCCTAAAATTGCTGGCATTAGTTGCATCAAAGTCAACCCAAATAATGGTCCGCCAAATGGAATTAAAAGAATCGCTAAAAAGATTGCAAAAATTCCTTTTGCGCTACTCATTCCACCTTTACCACCTCCTCCACCTTTACCACCTCCTCCATTATGGACTAAAATATTATTAGCAATATAAGTATGATTACTTTTAACATGGAAATTATACGCATCTTCAAAACCATCTTCTTCAATTTTTTCTATTGGCAATACATCTCCACTTTTATGTATAAGAACATCCCCAACTTTAAAATTTTCAATTGGAGCAAATCTATTATACTCGTTTAGAAACCAATGATTAGGAGTTGCTCTAATAACATGTCCATCCCATAAAGTTATTTTTAAAATTTTATTATTTTTATGATAAAATACTTCTTCAATTGTATCTTTTTGTACATTTTTATCTTTATCAAAAGATAAAATTTCATCTCCGATGCTAAGATTTTCTATATTTTTTTCTCCATTAGGAGTTAGAATTTTTGTGCCAGCTGGAAAACAACTATTTCCCCCACCACCACCACCACCACCTGCGCCTTCCAAAACAGGTACTACATCTATACTTTTTAGATTATGACCGAAATTCATACAAAATTCTGAATTACCAAGCATTTCAAAATGTTCTTTTTTTACATCTTTATTTGCCTCTGGTAAATCTTGCGCCTTTGCAACCCAAATAGGTCTATTATTAATTAGAATTTCGTACTTTAAATTATTTTCTGCGTGTTTAATTAATGTTTTAGTTAATTTTTGAGTGTTTGCTTCTATAGCTCTAAACGCTTCTGCAACGCTATTAACATCAAGATTCCAGTCTTGACCTATTTCTTCTCCTAGAATACCATGTAATTTAATGTTTACCATATGCCTTTTTAACCTCTATACCTTAATACATAACTAGTATGTTTTTTATAGAAATTATCATATATATTTACACAAGAAAAAGAATTTAAAGGCTGATGTAAGATTATATTGTCTCCTATATAAGCTGCTGCATGAGTTGGATAGTCTTCGCATACCGCAGGAAATATCATCATAATACCATCGTCTTTCTCTAATTTAACATTTTTATCTAGTTTAACAAATCCATTTTCTAAAAAATGTTTTTCATATAAGGCTCCAATTTCTTTTATATCTTTTGGATAAGCTGTATATTTTGGAAAATTTAAAAGTACATTTCTTTCTTTTTGCGCGTAGTCTTTCATTAATGTAAAACAATCTGAAATTCCTAGGATAAATGGCCTTCCAATATATGGATTTTTTTCTGAATTTGGACTGTAAAAATTGAATATATCTTTTTTTGTATTATATAATATGTAATGCATATTATATTTATTACTATTTTCCTTATCTATTTCACTAAAGTCTAAATTGTCATTCGTATGAGAATGATAACAGGAGGTAATTTCCCCTAAAGAACTACATGCAATATATTGTTGAGGTGAGATAGAAAACATATTCATTTTATTGGAAGCTACATTTTTACATGGAAAAACTTCAAATTTTAAAGTCTGTTTATCTAAATAAATAAAACCACAAGATTCATAGGGCGAATTTTTTAAAGCTTCTCTTTTGATTTTTTCTTTTAATTGAAGATTAAATTCAATATTCATTTTAGCCGCCTTCGGGTCCTTGTTGAGATCTATATTTACCTTCTACAGATGGAAATCCTCCAAATGGTAATATGCCTATTAATTGATTATCATAATAATCTTTTGGGGCAGCAATCGTGTCAGCAAAAAGAACATCAGAAATACTCATATTTCTTTGATGAACTTCTGAATAGCCTGAGTAGATATATGATCCACTTATTCTAATTGTTGGGAAATTTGGATTATTTTTCCAACGCAATTTACAACCTTTTAAAGTTTTCGAGCATGTATCTGATTTCCAATAATTAAGATTAGGTGGAGAGCTAATGGAATCCCCAATATGATTTTTTTGACAAACAAAATAATATTTTATTTCATTTTTTTCAATGTATATAAAGTTTCCAGAATTATAACTTGTTCCATCTACCCAAGCTCCTTTGTCTATCCAATTACTACTACTTATTTCATTTGTAAACGTAGCATCACTTGAATCTGCTACTGGAGGGGCAGATTTTAAACCGATACATATTTGCTCATCGCTTAAATTGATATTATTTGTATTTGCTTCTCCACTCTCATATTTCGCTATTCCTTCTATGCTTCCATACACCCCAGAATGAACAGAAGTTAATCTATCACCTCTTTCATAAAGACAACCTTCGCCTCTATATGTAAATGGACAATTTTTTGATAATAAAATCCTAGAAGGTAATTTTACTCCTTCTATATCAAGTAAAGATGCAAGTTCATAAACTACATTTACAGAATCTTCTTGCACTTTTCTATCTATATAATAAATATCTGGGGCGAGCTCTATCTCTTGAGAACCGAGTGTATTATCGTTAATGTTATCTAAAGAACTAAGAGCTAAATTTGCTGCCGCAGAGAATATTTGAGGCGCACCTGTTGGAGTAGAGTCTTCTACGAAATAGTCTGTAGCTAGTAAAAATCCACTTTGTAGACCTAAGCTAAAATTGCTTATTCCTGTATTTGTTGCTACAAAAGTGCATCCTGTATTAGATATATTTTTTAAATATTGATTAAATATAAATCCAGAAGTAGATTGAGCATTAAATAGTATTTTTGGTACATTATTAAATACCAAAGGAAATTGAATATTATATTCTCCAGATGAAGCTGATCCAAAATTATTAACAATTTTTATAGCAATTAAATTTGTTGATTCGTTTGAATAAGGATTAATGCCTGTGTATGCACCCGTTGGAATTGTTAAATAATTTAAATCTAAATTTCCACTAATTGGTTGAGAAAAATTAGCTTGAAAACCTGTTTGAGTTTGATTTGTTATATCGTAATTAAAAGATTGAGCAAATCCTTCTGTATTTGATTTTGCAGATATGAAAGAAATTAAACTATCTGGAGATTGAGTAAATGATACAGGAAAAGCTGGAGTTGTTATAAATGACGACGTTGGCGAAAAAACATCGCTATATATTTGACAAAATAATTTTAATTTATTTGATGTATTTATTTGTGTAAATTCTTTGGCTTGATCAGGTATGATAGACGTAAAATTATTTGATCCAGAAAAAGAAAAAATATCTATAGAAAACGTTTCTGGAACTTCTAGAGTAGTGTTAATTAACTGATTTATATATAAACTTATAAAGTCTGTAGATTCTACGGTATGATTTTGAATTTGATTTTGAATATTTAAAGTTCTAGTTTTATCATATGTTTTTAAAGAGCTAAAAATTTTTAATTTATTATTATAATTTGGAATTGGATAGTAAACTAACCATTTAGAAAAAAATGTTGGAACGCGTTTTGTAGATCTTACAGTCAAAACATCTCCATCTCGAGAAGCCCAAGGAACTAAAACGTTTTCATTAAATGGATTAACGTTTCCTTCAAAATTATCTGCGCTAAGATATCTAACAAAAGTTTTTATTCTAGTAACTTTTGAGCCAACAATATCCTTTAATTCATTCATTTGCATGCGAATATATTTGTAAAATGAATTAAATTCGTCATCTAAAAATTGACTAGAAAATTTTACTTTTGGAGTAGGTATTGTACCATTAGAAGTTATGTCAAATTGTTCTCCATAAATTGGAAATGGAAAATAATATTCTCCTTTCCACTTAATAATTCCTCGATTTATGTTGAATAAATTAAAATCATTATGAATACGTAAAATACCATTTTTAATTGGACCTTCTGTAGTCGGATAATTTATAGACTCTGGTCGAATTTGATTTAAGTTTATCTCATAAAGAAAAATTGGTGTTGAAGGTTCAATTTCATGAATATGAGTATTAATTGACTTTTGAGCTTCAAGAGTTCGTAAAAAATATTCGCTTGGCTGAATACTTGTTGCTGCAAGTTGCTCTACACTTGGTGGAGGAGAAATTACATTCGCTGTATATGACATAATATATTATTATCCAGAAACCTCTTCTAGTTTTGCTCTAATTGAATAATTTTCTTTAAAAGTGAAATTTGTTTCCCATTCTCTACATACAAATTTTGTTCTATAAGTTGTTTCAGAATAGATGCCAGGAGGATTATAAGCGAATGATTTTGATCCAGTTTTATCTTTTAAGAAATGTATAATTGCTCTCGCCTCATGTTCTGTTCTTTGATCAAAAGTCAATTGAAAAGCTTTCAAATCCGGATTAATTGTTTTAGATATCCTTTGTTCGTAACCATTTCCAAATCTTATTGAAGTTGTAGATGGTTTATGTTGAACTGTAGATGTATATGAAGCTACCCATATGAAAATTGGTATTTTTACTCCATTTTGCAATTGAGTAATTCCACCCCAATATTCTGCACCAGGAGATGTATCGGGTTCATCTGTACTAGGACCAACTTTAACATGGTCTTTTAAACAATACCAAAAAAAACCATGGTATTTAACTATATCATTTTTTCTAAAAGAATACCCTATAGATAAGTTATTCCAATTCTCTATATTATCATTTATAGACGCCATATAACCTTATTCCTTTTATATATTTACACCTAATGGGGTGTAATTTATGATAAAGGTAAAAGGAATGTTATCTAGATACACCAGAGAATTTAATCATATTTTTATAGATGATAACCCTATAACAGGGGCTCAATCTATAGTGGCTAGTTACGATGCTCCTATTCAAAATGTCAAATATTTAGGGTCAAATACCACATCCTTAACAACTGCTCCTATAGGATTATATATTGGGGCTTTAAATTTAGATACTTTATTTATTAATACGGATCCTTTTATAAAATATACTGGTGATCTTGGGGCAAATATTAAAATACAATATGATAATAATATATTTGTAATGAATAGTGGGTATTTAGCAGAATATACATTTTCATGTGCAATTGGCACAATCCCTACTATAGCCACAAAATGGAATATTTACAATGAGTTTGGTAGCGGCATAGCTTCAAATACTCCATTTGTTATGAAGGAATATGATCTAAATATTGTAAATCCTGGTGATATAGAAGTGAATTTTAACGAACTAGATTCAGAAAAAATTAATAATATTAGCATTAATATTAAATCAAATAGACTCCCTATATATGACGTAAGTAAAGTTAAACCAGTAGATGTTAAACTACAACATCCATTGATTATAACCACAACCTTTGGTATATCTTTACATGATTATAAAATGAAGAATTTATTTGATTACCCAAAAAATGAGCATATTTTTGATTTTAATATCAATTTAAACAAGCACAACACTTCAACTGTAGTTAATAGCTTTAATATCAAAGACGCTAATCTTATAAAAGAAGATTATAATGCTGACACCGATGGAAGCGCTTTGGTTCAATTAACTTACGAAAGTGTTATATCAAGATGATAGTGTAATTTATGAAAGGAATAAGGTAAAAGGTTATGTCAAGAATATATTACGATCAATGTGAAATTAGCATTAACAATACTGGAGTTTTAGCTACAACAGCAAGTCTAAATACTGATATAACTTTAGGCCCAGTTTACACTTTAGGGAAAAGAAAACCTTTTAAAAGACAAGTCACAACTGGACCAAAAAATGGTACATTTCAATTCTCTTATCTTATAAATCCAACAGGTGACCCTGGGTTTAATATAGTCAAAGAAATAAAAAATTTAATTTCTGCTCCCTCTTCTTATAATGGAGTAACTATAGCTTTAGCTGGGATTACAGGATATAATTGTTATTTAAATAATTATAATTTAAAAGTTGAACCTAATAATGTTATCGTTGCTCAAACGACTTATGTTACTTATAATAAAATAAGTGGTAATCTAAATACAAAAACAAACCCTAATACTGCTTCAGCTGATAGTATAGCTCATAGTTCTAAAAGCGCTGTTATCTCAGGTAAAGCTTTAAATGGAGATACATATAATCTAACTTACACATTTGCTGTTAATTTAAATCCTATTTATACTTTAGGAAATGAAGATCCAATAGAAGTAAAACCAATACGAGCACAAGAAACAGTAAATATGACAGAAAATTTATTTACAAAACTAGTTTATACTGGTGAAAACATACCATTACGTATAAATATCTCTGGTATTTTAGACTCAAACACATTTAGCATTGAAATGCCAGACGCTTATATTAACAATTCTACGATTGAATCAAATCTTGATGATATCGTAAGGACAACTAAGACTATAACTCAGCACTACTAAAATGTTCTATTCTGCAAAAAATCTTTTAATCAAAATAAATGATGTGCCTATAACGGCTACAGAAGCTCAATTATCTTATGAAGCTCAAGTAACTCCTTATATCGAAGTTGATCAAAGACACGCAGATACAATTAGCCCAGATAACTTAATTCAAGGAAATCTTAGTTTTAGTTACTATTATAGTGGGCAAGATCCTCTTAAAAAATACATTCATGAAGATAACGGCTTAATGTTTGATTTTGGAGGTATCAAGCAAACTGGTTATTTAAGAAATTTAAATGTAAGATTTAATCCTCACAATCCTGTTTTATGCGCTGCAGATATAATATTTTTTAGATCTCCAACTGGAAATTTTGTTCCAGTTTATGACACAAATAATGATGCAAGAAATTTTGTTCATTTAAATAATATTAGTATTTTCAACTTTAATAATGAATATATAACAGGATCTTACTTAAATGCAAATATTATTTATAGCACAGATATTCGTCCAGAAGTTCATATAGATAAAATTCAAGAAGAACGTGGAGTGTTTGGTATAAGAGAGACAATTGCAACTATAAATTGCGATAATTTAAATCCACTTGTAAAAGTGTCTGGAGAAAGAGTAGCTATTGCTTTTGGTTTAAAACCATTAAGTTCTCCAACCATAACAGAAACTTATAGTTGCACTGGATTTCTAATAAAGAAAAGTTTTGGCGCAAGAGTAGAAGAAAATTTAACTACTGAAATAACAATACGTCAATTTAATCAATTAGAAGAAGCAGTAATTGAAGATTTTTTTCCTATATCCGGTAGATATAATGACGAAGTTTTTATCAAAGGAGAAAATTTTCAAGGTGTTGCTGGAATCTTTTTTGAAGATGCAGAAGCAACAAATTTTCAAATTATAGGTACGACTGGATTAAAAGTAAAAATACCTAGATTAAAAAAACTAGAAAATAAGATTAAACTATTAACATTAGCATAATATGGGACTAGTAACTTCTACAGGAATATTTCAGTTTATACCTCCTAATCCTTTTATCAACGGAGTTTCAAGTCCGACTGGTAATATAAATGAAAATATACAAATTTTTGGAAATGATTTAGATTATATTGATTCTATTACTTTAGCAGGAATGAATTGTAATTTTAATTTAATTGATATTAATACCTTAAATATAGTTATTCCTAACGATCCAGAATCTGGAAATATCGTAGCTAGTTCTACGGAATTTACAGTAACTGGTAATCCTATAACTTTTTATCCAATACCTTTTATTGAAAATTTTACTCCAAATAATTCTGCTTCTGGAGAATGGATTAACATAATAGGCAAAGCTATAAATACAGCAACTGGGGCATATTTATATGCACAGCCTATTTTTGATGATATAGAATATATATTTACGGGTTCTAATGGTCAATTTAATATTACTAACGCAAGTGAATTAAAAAATTCAACATTTATTTACGCTCAAAATATTAATTTAAATAATTCTACTGGCTTCTATGGTGTTAAAAAAATATTTGATTATGATAATGCAAGCGGTAAAAATATCAATGTGCAAATTTCTCTGATAAATTCTAAATATTATGAAAATCATATATTCACTTTTCCATCTTTAAGAGTAACTGGATTTCAAACCTTTTCTTATACTATACCTACAGGTTTTCAATCGTATTTAGTTAATTTACCCATAAGTTTACCTGATACAAATTATTCCGTTTTTTATACTCAAGAAATGACTGGACTAAATTATGATTCATATATATCTGGCAAAAACGTAAACAATTTTTATATTAATTTTGATAAAAATATTAATGAAACTGGATATGTAAATTTTTTAGTATTACAAAATACAGGAATTAATTTTGATAATGGAATTTACAATAGTACAGGTATTAACATAGGAACTGGAATTTATATAACCGGTATCAATTTATCTACAAATAAAAATTATCCTCCATTTCTTATAACAAGCGTAGAGTATTCTGGACAAGGTAATGCATATAAAACTAATGTATCAAATTTAAGTAAAGATAGATTTAATTTAAACATACCATTTGCTACAGGAAATTATAATTTAAAATTAAATTATTGTACGATTATCAATAATCAAATTGATTATAATACATTTAGCTACGTTGGAAAATCTGGATTTTATAAAAAAATATATCTTTATAGCGGAAATGCTGAAACATTTGTTGAAAGAATTCCTATTGCAGAATACGAAATTTTAAATAAAAATGCTTCTAGATTAAAAGTTCCATATACAGAGTCTTATATAAATGGAAAAATAGGATTTTTAGGACCTATAGATATCAATGTAGAAACTAATGATAAATTTTTTGAAAGTCCTTTACCAACAGGGGTTTTCCCTCCTTTTGGAACAAGAGGAACAAACATAATAATTTCTGGCAAAAGTTTCAAAAAAGTAATTTTAAATGATGGAACTGGAGATTACAACTATGTATCTGTAAAATTTAGATATGCCGATAACATATATCAACAGAATAACAATAGTTTTTCAACAGATTTCCTTCTCATGAGCCATGATACATTAAGCGGTCTTATACCATTTGAAAATTTTCCATCAGGAAGATATGCAATTCAAATGATCTCTGAAGATGGGAGTTTATTTGAATGAGTACATTTTTTGAATTAAGACAAGCCGAGCCAATAATATCATCAAATAATTTATTTGGTATTACTGGTGAAAAAATTATTATTTCTGGAGAAGCGTTTAAGAAGAACATTCTACAAATTTCTGGTCAAAGTATTTTCAATTCTGACCTATTTTTTAATGTTTACGGTCAAGACAAACAAAATATTTCTGGAATTAATAATACAATTTATGAAGATGCTATAGAGTTTACTATCCCTACTGGTGTTAGTCCATCGAAATATAATTTATATTTATTTAATAGTTATGGTAAATCTTCTAATTTTGTTGATTTACATATTGTTGATAGACCAAGAGTTTCTGGAATTGACTTTATTTCTGGTTTTCCTTTTCAATATATTCGAGTTAGCGGAACAAATTTTTATCCTTCTCCTAATCTAAAATTATTTGATAATGAAGGTGTAGAAGTATCACCTACTTATCAAGATAGTGGATTATATAAATTATCCTCTGTAGAATTAACAGATTTTGGGACTGGTTATAATGTTGGAGAAATAATATACTTTTCTGGGCTAAAAACTTATTTACCCAATACAGCGGCTAGTTTAGAAGTAACTACAACAGGAATCAGTGGATCTTTAGCTAGTTTTAATATATTAAATTCAGGTATATTTACTATTCCAGATTTATCTATGCCTATTGAGTTGGTAGGAGCCAATGGTAGAGATGCCAAGGTTAGTTTAGAGTATGAAAAATATTTAACAACTGAACAAATAGAATTTATAGAGTTCCAAGTTCCTTTAAATATAAGAGGGGAGATTTCTGGTGTAGTAGAAAATTTAAAATATAAAGATATTGTTCAGAATACATTTACAGGATTTAAAGTAATTGGAATTCCTTATCTTGACGAATTTTTTCCTAGAACTGGAACGGTAGATTCAACAAGCATTACTATCTCTGGAGATAATTTAAGTTTTATAGATAAAGTTTACTTAGATGATCTTGATATACAATTTAATAAAGTTGGTAATACAGGAATAAATTTCTTATTACCTAATTATGCAGAGACTAATAAAATTTTTATTTCTGGAAAATATGGCTCTGCAGAAAGCGTTTCAGTATTAAATGTTTTATATCCATCTGTTATTGTTAGTGGATTTAGCCCTAATGATATATTGCTAGGTACAGGAGCTTCTATCTCAATTTCTGGAAAATATCTTCAAAGAACAAACTACATTAATATAGGGCAACAAAATCTATTAAGAAATAAAATTTCTGTAGTCAATACGGGTACTCGTGCTAGTTTTTCACTTCCAGATAATTATAAAACCACAGAACTTAGACTTTTTTCTCAGGATTTTCCAAACTCTGGTACATTAATATCTTCATCAAATACAAATAATTTACTTATAGCATCGGTTAAACTTAATCCTGCTAATGTTAATATAAGATATTTATCTGGTGTACAAGGAGCAAAATATTTAGATCAAATAGAAATTTATTCTCCAACTGCAACCTCTGGCGATTATGGTAATCTTTCAAATTCAGATATTTATTTTCTTTCAATAACTGGATTAGCAACAGTTACAGGTTCATATTTAGTTAGTGGAATAAAAGAATCTAATACTGCAACTGGTATAAGAATCAGAATTCCAAAAGAAGTAAAAAATCCTCAAGCAAGAATTAAAATCAAAAGAAATAAATTTAATGATGAATACCTTTTATCTTCAGAAAAATCAATAGATATTTTTCCTACAATCTTTGATGTTACCCCTTCTAATACGTTATACAATAGTTTAGGATATATTACCATTTCTGGAATCAATGCTTCTAGTGTTAATCAGATTTATTTTAGTGGTTATAGTGGCACAAAAAATATTTTTGGCTTTAAAGACATAAATTATTACCCATTAGAAATAGTAAGCAAAAACGTAATACAGATTACTGGTGGAGATAATACAACTGGATATACAGTAATCGAGGCAAAATTAGGTGGAGATATTACAGGGAGCGGAGAGTTATTTTTATATAATACTTATTACGATACAGGTATTGGTTATGAAAATTTAATTATAACTAGAGATCGTAAAATTAAAATAGCAAATATTAGTGGATATCGTCCACCAAATTCAGATATATTTACAAGTCCAAGTATTGTTACAAATCCATTGGACCAAGCATTTTTTTATCAAATTCAAACAACTTCAAGAGCAACAAGTTTTGAAATTTCTGCAACAACTTTATCTGGCGTTGGAGAAGAAATATTTCCTCCAGGAATAAGTCCTAGCTTAAATTCATCTAATCAAATTTATGGTGTACCAACTAGCGGTGGAAATTATTATATTAAAATAAGAGCTCTTGATGGAGAGAAGCCTAACGAGGGAATGATATTGCAAGCTAATTTTGGATCTTCTGGAAGATCATTAGCTGGACCTGGAATTGTTTATCGTGGAGAGTGGGACCCATCTATTGGATATGTAGCAGATAATGTGCGTAGAGATGTTGTAAAATATCCTAATGGAGCAAATTACTGGTATGCAGCAATTACAAATATTAATTCAATTCCTGGTCCTTCAAATATAAATTGGATTGCTTTTTCAAATGAGTTCAGCGCTACAGCTACTCAAATTTTACTTGCAGAACAGTCTAATATCACATCGTTAGTTAATGTAGGAAGACTTGGAATTCCTAGTGGTATTATAAAAAGCGTAAATGATATAGATTCAAATCTTGGAAGTGGATTCTTTTTAGGTTATGACAATACTGATAATCCTTATAAACCAAAATTTAGAGTTGGAAATTCAGAAAATTATATTAAATTTAATGGTCTTGGTTTAGATATTGTTGGACCACTTTCTGGTATTCTTACAACTTCTAGAGATATTACAAATGCGAACAATGTTGTTAGATCTAACCATTCTGTAGCTCTCGGACTAAATAACGTTATTGAAACTGGTTCTGATAACGTATTTATATTCGGCACAAGTAATTTTGCTACAGGAACCAAAAGATCTTCAATCGTAGCAGGACAAGACAATTTAATTACTGGTCTTGACGTATTTAATTCTGAAGACTCTAATATTGTTGGCGGAAAGAATAATAAAATTATCGGATCGTTTTGTAATATTGGTGGAGGTAGAGCAAATGTTGTAGATGCTTTATCAACTGGTCTTGCTGGAATTGGAAATCAAATCTTTTCTGTGCCAGTAACAGGTCAACAAATTCTAAATATTAAATATCCATTATTTCTTTATACCAATCAATTAGCTGTATTACATAACATAGAAAAAACTGGTGAAGAAGATTTCTATGATATTAAATATGGTAATATTACATCTACAAGCTATGATGTTGAATTTGCTAATATTCTTGATACAGAAGATTTAACAATTAATCTATTGTCTTGGGTAAGCATTTTATCTGAAAATCTTTATTCTGGGTCTTTCCAAGAAGATGATAAGGTTTGTCAATTTAAAGTATTTAAAACTGGAATTAATGCTGGAAATAAAGATGTGAAAATTAATTTTAATACACCTTTTGTTGATACAGACGATCTAATTGTATTAAATACCATACAATCTCAAGATTTTTATAAAAATTACATTACAGGTATTGATAGATCTGGATTTAATATAGTATTTTCTAAGAATCTAGATGAAAATGTTATAGTTCATTTCTTCGCAGGAAACAAAGGCTACTTTACAGGTGTTAACGAAAATAGCGGCAAAATTTTAGAAATCGGTAGTATTAAACCTTTTAATAATATGATATTCGGTACTGGAGTTCATTTTGATATTCCTATAGCAAGAGCTTCACATGTTTTCCAAAATGTTTTCAAACCAGATTCAAATGATCTTTATATAGCCAAGATACGTGAAACAGGAAAAAATATTTTAAAAATAAAATTAAATAATGATATTGATTCTTCGAATGAATATATCTTTTTGGATGCTGTAAGTTATACTGGTACGATTATTAATGATAATCTACAAGTATATAGTACTGGATTATCTCTTGGAAATTCAAGTTATACTATAGATCTACTTTCTGGATATAGTAGCGTTGAATATATTCCAATTATTGATGAGATGATAACAGGAGAAAATTTCTATCCTTATTCTACGTCAAATCATGGTACAAACACTTTTGATATTAATTTTGGCGCAAATCTCCTTGAAAATATTGGATTTAATATAGGTATTTATAGATCTGGTCGATACCCATTTGACTCTGGATATCATTATGCTTCTTCAACAATTATATCAGGAGTAGAAAATACATTTGACATTCCATTTAATTTAACATTGAATAAAAAACCAGAGGTATTATTTAATTTACAAAATATAAATGAAACAAATTATTATATTGTTAATATTCAAGATATAACAAAAACAGGATTCTCTATAAAATTATCAAAAAATTTAAATAGTGGAGAACGAGTAAGAGTTAATTATCTTGCTGTAGAGGGCACAGGATATCAAGAATATTCTGCTGTTAGCAAGATATTAGGCTATGAGAATTATACATTATCGAATGAAATTGTAATTGGTACTGAAAATTCTGCATCTGCAGAAGTCAAAGTATTTGGTCGTGCAACTTCGAATAATAATTTATATTATAATATCTTTACTTCTGCTAATCGTTCCAGATTTAATATAAAAATTTCTGATAATATATCTGGTCAAGAATTATTAGATTTAAATTATGATTATATTATAACAGACTTAACAAGAGATTTAGTATTAACAAGAAACTTTTTAGGCGAAAGTTCATACGGAAGACTTGCAGGATTTGGATTTGATGACGTAGGAAGTTCTACAATTGGTGGAGGAACAGGTAATTATATTAAAGGACTTGTTTCTGTTATTGGAGGAGGCGTTAAAAATATAATTTTTGGAGATTATAATGTTATTCCTGGTGGTCGTTCAAATATTATCTCTGATTTCGTTAGCGAAATTGAAGCCCCAAAGACTGCTTTCTGCGGTGTTCTCGCTGGTAATTTAAATATAATTACTGGTAGTGTTCAAAATGCAGTTATCGTAGGTGGAGAAAGAAATTATATTCAAAATACTGATAGATCTACTCCTAATGAAAGTTTAAGTTCAGCAATATTAGGAGGAAAATCTAATGTCATATCTGGATCATATTCTGCAATAGTTGGTGGAAGTGATAATATTATCAATGGTTCTTACAGTTATGGAGTTGGTAGAAATATTAATATTAATCAGAGTGGGTGTTTAGTTCTTGGAGATAGCACAACTTCTACAAAAAGAAATCTTGGTACAAATACATTAACTATGCATTTTGCTAGTGGTATTTATATAACTGGGGTAAATCCTGGAGTTTCTCCAATCCATTTTGATGTTAATAATATTCCTACATCTTCGGTAGGTTTACCAAGAGGAGCAATTTACGTCCAAAGTGGTACGCTAAAAATTGTTAGTTAAACCTTTTTAATTCTTTCAATTAATTCAAAAACTTTACTTTTTGGTACATCTTTAATTGAATTAAAATTATCTGCACTGTCAAATTTTTCTTTTACTAATCTCTTTTTTAGAACATCAAAAGTGATCCCTTTATCCTGCATAATCTTCTCTAGAAGAAGTGTTGGATTCATTGGGTTTTCTTTTTCAAAGTTTTCTTTTGCTACAAGCCCAAGTTTTACATCTCCAAGCTCTTCTTGGGAAACAATATTAATCTTTAAAAAATTACGGACACATCTAACAAATGCCCTATTCTCTGCGATTGCCGCCAAGAAGTAACGAGCAAAGTCTTTTGTGTTCACAAGAGAAGCATCCGCAAGGGCTTCGAACACTACTGGACGATTCTCTGTCTCATAGTTAGGAGCCCATGTAATCTTACAAGATGTTGCAAAATAATTGTCTGTTGCTGTAACGACTTTATATTCAACACTTGTAAAACCTCTGATTTGAGCTAGCTCTTTAATCCCACCCAAAAGGATAAGAAGATCTTTATCCTCCAATTTTGAAACATCTGTTTCTTGTGTTCTTTGACGATTTGGTACAAGATATTGCTGCTTAACCATTCCTCTCCAATTGATAGATCCATCATCATTGAATACATAGTTGATATTATCATTTTCAATAAGACCATAACAATTTCTTACAAAGAACTTTGGTGGACTAACTCTAGGTTGAACAACAGTAAGATCATCAACATTCTGGATTGTCGCTTTAGCTAACTCTGTACTATTAATAGATATTGATTCTTCCATTTAAGAATGGTACCACTATTTTATTAAGTTGTCAACTCAAATATGTAAAAATATTTTGCTTCTTCCCAAAAGTCCGGATTATCTACTACTTTTATAGGTTTACCCTCATATATTATACCAGTTTTATAAGTAGCTTTAGAATTATATACTTTTCCTTTACTTATAGTAATTTTATTAGATTTATAATATACATTTGTTAGGTCTCGATCCTTTAACTGAGGTATATTATTTTTAATTGTTTTATTTAATTTTAATATTTTACTATACTCCATATAATCATATTTAATAGACTGAACGAAATCATCAGAAAGATAAGTCAAAACCACAAATGGTTTTGCTAATTTTTTCAGATCTTTAACAAAGTTAATATCATGATTTTCATCTAAATTATAAATGATTTGCGCTATATTATTTTTATATTGATTTAATATACTATATTTAATTGGCTTATTAGTATAGATTGAACAATTATTTCTTTTCAGTTGTTCTACTAGCGCATTTTCATTAAACTCGTAATCTAATCTCATAATCAAGGAATTTACTCCTAGTTTAGAGATATCAGATATAACAGAGTCTGGAACAGCTTCAATTAATTTTCTATGATATTCATTCCCAATATACAATGTTTTTAATTTAACATCTTCTAGATCTAAAAATTTCAATATTGAATTAGCCACTTCAATTGGATCAATTTCATTAATAGTCTTGGGACTTTCTTGGGCCGAATAACTAGGTCTACGGTCTTTCTTGTCAATTTCTATTAATTTTACATTATTTTTATTACCAAAATAAGGCCCTGCATTTTCTGGCCTACCATTAGAATAAAGAGCCACAATAGGTTTATCATAACTACTAGCGATATGTACTCCGAAGCTATCTGCTCCAAAGTGCATTATTGCCCTTTTAATAATGTAAGCAGCTTGATTAATCGTTGTTTTCCCTTGCAAGTGGTAACAATTATCTACTGGCTTTTCATCTTTTCCGCCAATTTGAATGATATGAATATCTTTTTCTATTAATTTTGGATGAATTTGATTAATTACTTCTTGCCAAAGATCATAGCTTTTAGAATCATATTTACTGCACGGTTGAAAAGATATATATTTATTGAATGGTATTGGGCAATACTTTTCATATATAAAAGGCTTATCAATTTTTAATCCACAATTTAAGGCGTATGTTTCAACTAGATGCATATTTATAATCCTTATAAGCTATATTTGTTTTACCATTATGAAGATATGTCAAGAATCTTTGAGTCTGAGAATAAGGTAAAAGAGCAATTTCAAAATATCCTTTATGTGAGCCAATTCCTTCTAACCAAACTAGACTATCCATTTGAGAAATGTATTGTATGGTTTTATGTATATATGGGTTTCCTTCTAATACTTCAAAATATTCTGGTTTTGTAGCAACATATAAATTATATTCTGGATATTGTTCTTTAATTGATTTGAATAAACTTGTTGACAAGAATACATCCCCAATGCTTTCTGGCATGACAAAAAGTAATCTTTTACCAGCGTCATCTTTATCTAAGACATCGTCAAAAGATACCGTCTTATTTTTATTGTTATCTTGAAGAGCTATTTGACGAAAATAATTCTCAATATCTATTCGTTTCATTCCCTTCTTTATCTCTTGCATCCAGTATTTATGTCCTTCATCTTTTTCATCTACATTTTTTGTATTTAAGATATTGTGATAAAGATATTTTACCCATTCAGAATCATCTTTAATTTCGGGAACGGTGTGATAAGGATTTTTTTCTTCTATCTTGAAAGACATTTGTTTATCAATAAACGGACAAGAGTCGATAAATTCTTCAATAATTTTTCCTATAATTTCAACAGAATAGTTCTCTATTGTCCATTGTCTTGCTTGTTTACCAAGCTTTAATCTACTTTCCAGATCCATGAAATATACTTTCTGTATATTTTCTGCTATTGATTTTGGATCAGTTGAAGCTTTAATAAATTCTGTCCCGTGCTCTCTATATTTAAACCAATTAAGAGACAAGCTTGCTGCTTCATTTTTGCACATCTCTTCGCCACAGGAATAATTTGTTACAAGGGTAATTAGTTCTGTCAATTTCGCTTCTTGAATTGGTATTTCTTGACCACCACTTGTAAATGGATGACAGTATACATCCATAAGATTGTATACTTCATTTAATTCTTTCTCTGATATACCTAAACCTACATTTGTAGTTACCTGCGATTTTTCTGTGTCGCAGAATTTGCAATTTAAATCTTGTCCTTCAAAACTTTTAACTTCGTAAGAGCCGCAACTTTTACAAATATAAGTTGTATATATCTCTTTAGTATCAATACCATACTCTTTTGCAAGTTTGATAATGTTCCAACCTTCTCCAAAATGAGTATGCAATAATAATCCAGAATTTTTAATGTTGTTATTCTTTTTCCATAAAGCATATCCTTCTAATAAATTAGGAACGCTTTTCCTTAACTGATTTCTAAATACAAAACCTACTATAAATTTATCTTTATCAATGCCAAATTTTGATCTTAGTTTTAACCTATCTTCATTTGATAGTCTGTAAAAGTTTTCTATATCTAATGCTCCATGCACAGTTTTTACATGTTTATGTCCAAGCTTATGTAAAGCTTGGGTTGCAAAATCGCTCCAAATCCAATAATTTTTAATTTTTGGCGCATATTTTACTGCTGAGTCTAAGATGGGCAAAGAATCTAATGTCGTCCATATGACAGAATTGATTTTGTTAAACCAAGGTTTATCTATTGCGAAATCTACTCCCCATATATCCTGCACAGCAATATAAACATCTGGTTTTTCTTCTTTAATAATCTCATCAATAAGATACGCTCCGTAACTTGCTATTCTAGCTAAGTGCGGATCTTTGTTTAATTTATCTATTTCTTGCTGAGTATTAGGCAATGATCCTAAGCTTTTCCATGGAGTTCTATCTAATTGATCATTACCTTTTTGCATGCCGCAGCAATAATTAATAAGATCATATTTACCAGTTTTGTATAAATACTTTAATATTGCTTTAGAGTTTCTTCCAAAACCTGTTTTTGCCAAAGCAAAATCAGATTGAAAAACTACTTTTTTGCGCATTATTCTTACCAGAGATCTTCTTCTTCAGAAAGATCACCGTCTTCTGCAATATCTTCTACTTGATCCTTTTGCTTTTTGTTCTCAATAGCTTTTGATTTTGCATTTTTAAGTTTTTTAATCTCTTCACTGCGTTCTGTAGAAAATATATGACTTAGCCCAAACTTAATATATTCTGTTACCATTCTAGCTTCAGCAAATGTAAAACCAATGAGAAAGCTAACCGCAGGTTGAGTAGTCTGTGTTTTAGAATTTTTAATAACGTTTAAACTATATCCCACTTGTTTATCATCGCGAATATATGGAGAAAATTTTATACCTAATTTTTGGTTTTCAGAATTGTGAAAGAAATCTGTAGTTCTATTATTATCTAATGCATCTAGAATACCACATACTTCGATCTTAGACAGTTTTACAACGACCTTCTTTTCTGGATTTTGGGCGTTCTCGGAAAAGCTACCTATCTTTTTTTGGTCATTCCAAGAAGCTTGTTTAATTAAATTTAAATAAAAATTACCATCTAAATTATTAAAGGAAAAGCTACAAGCAGTGCCAGTATTACGAGGAGTAGGTTTATAAATTTGTATCATATATTATATGATATCAATTACTAAATTATAAATCAAGTTATTTTTCTTTAATTTCGCCTAATTTCATAAATATTTTATGATCTTGAACAGCTATAAGATCCGCAAAAACAGCATCTTCACTTTTCTTTTTGCCTTTTACAATAACAATATTATTTTCTTTAGGTAGAAAACTGTTCATCTCTTTACATTCCTCAATCTTATCATTAAATATAAGAGTATTGATTGTTGATGTCTCATCTTGAACATTTAATCTTAAATACCTTGTTTTCTTACTATTATTAGATGTACCTAAATATTGATCTTTAATAACTCCTATAAATAATACTGGTAGATTTTGAGGAGCTTCATTGATCTCTCTTATATTAAGAAGATCTGGCTTTTGATCTGAAAAAATATCTTTTAGTGTGGTGTTATATGTATAACCTAATAATTTATTTTCATAATACCAATTAGCGAATCTTTCATTCTTGCTATTCTGCTCATATATCTTTTTATATGGATCATAAGATTTTCTAATTGTTTCAAGTCTGGTTTCTTTAATTATGAATTTACCTTTTTCGTCTTTTGTGGCGCTAAGAAATTTAATAATTTTGAATAAATCGTAATCAAACTTTTCTCCATACATCATAGCATATTTTTGCTCATTTTGAGTCAGTATATTCCATAATTGAGCTTCTAATACAACTTTGCTTCTTGATTGTTTAAAGTTTTCTAACGCTCCAGCTTGTATGAGAGGAGATAAAACTCTAATAGATAATTTTGCTTGCTGCGCAGATTTAAATACGTCAAATTTTGTAGCATACTTATTTCTAAAATTATTTAGTCTTTCAATTGATTTGTCTGAAATACCTTTTATTGAAAGAAGTCCAAATCTTATATTATTTTCTTCAACACTAAAGTCCATTTCAGATTTAATGATGTGTGGAGGTAATAATTTAATATCAAACAAATCCATCTCTTTATGGATCTTAGATATTTCAGTTATTGGATCGGGTTCAAATCTAGTCATTTTAAGTAGGGATAAGAAAAATTCTTTAGGATACTTAAATTTTAAGTAGATAGTAATTGCAGCTAGTGCTGCATAACTTTGACTATGACTTGCATTAAAAGAATAGTTTGCAGAGTCTTCTAGAATTTTCCATAGAACTTCACCTACTTCTTTTGGTAAATTATTTTTAACGCATTTCTTTTCGATTTTTTCTTTCCAGGTTTTGATCTCTTCGGTCTTTTTCTTTCCTACAATTCTTCTCAATATTTCTGCTTCGTCTAAAGTAAAACCTATCTTACTCGCCATTTGCATTAGCTGCTCTTGATACAAAGCTACTCCACCTGTTCGTTTTAAAATATCATCAAAGAATGGATGGATAGATTGGAATTCTCCAGTCTCTACATATTTTGCATATTGATCTACGAATTGCAAAGCTCCAGGTCTTGCTAAAGCTAGTACCGCGCTTAACTCTTCTGAATTTCTTGGCTTAACTTTTTTGCAAACTTTAAAATTTGTGTCTGCTTCAATTTGAAATAGTCCATGTGGATTTCTTAAAAATTGTAATTGTTGATATATAAAATTATCTTCTGTATCTATATCTTCAATGTTTTTATTTATCATACTGCATACATCATAAACTACAGAAACACTTCTTAAGCCTAAAAGGTCTAGCTTAACATTAAACTGACTGATATCATTCATATCAAAAGCACTTACTTGTTCTTTGTCTGAGGATAATTCTAATGGGCAAGTTTCTGACAAAGGACTATGAGAAATCTGAACTCCAGAAGGGTGAACGCCTTTATTCTTAATTAAGTTTCTTAATTTCAGAGCTATACTATAAATCTCAAGATTTTCATCACACCACTCTTTAAATTTTCCAACATCTTGATAAGCTTCAGAAATGTCTTTTACCTGCCCGAATATCTTTGGAATCAAGGAGCTAACACTAGTCATCTCTGTTTCACTTTTTTCTTCTACTATTTTTCCACACTCTTTGATTAATAATTTTCCACTAAGCGTGTTAAATGTCAGTATTTTACTAATTCTATTTGGAAATATTTCGTTCAAGAAATCAATTACTTTATGACGATTATAATAACAGATATCCAAATCAACATCACACATCAAACTTCCGTCCAAATATGTTATTCCATCTACAGTTTGCTTTTTCGCTCTAATTTTAGATATAAACCTTTCGAAGTAAAGATCATGTTTAATAGGATCAATTTTAGTTACTCCTATTAAAAATAAAATAAGACTTCCAGCTGCGCTTCCTCTTCCTAGACCTGTAGGAATTTTATTTTCTTTGCAGTAATTGATGACCAGCCAAACCAAAATAATATAATCAATAAATCCTAAGTCTTCGATAATCTCGAACTCATAATCAAGACGCTTTTTATATTCTTTACCTATAGGCAATTTTGAATATGCCAATTTCTTTAAAAAGTTGGTATTAGAGGCATCTTCAGATAAACCTAGATTCCTTTTGTACTCTGATTTAACTTTAAATTCCGGAAGTCTTACCCCATAGAGAGGCAATTCAATCTTTTTAAATGAATTTATAAAATCAATATTCGTCATCATCCTTTTTTCTTTTACGTTTTTTGTTTGAACTGTGTCTGTTGATAGATCTATCTAAATTTGATTGAAACTCTGTTAGTCCTTGTTTAAGAGCTATAAATGATTTTTCTTCATTGTTCAATGAATAAAATACATCTGCTTTACTATTAGTTTTTCCATGTTGCAATGTTATTAAAAGATAATCAATATTTTCTTTCTCAAATTTATTGAGAATATCGTATATAAAATCCATTGATGCCATAATTAGTTATTATATTCCTTTTTTATCTAGAACGCAATCAAATGTTGACCATATATTTAATTTTATTCCAGACTTTGAAATTCAACTCTAGATCTGAGAGCGCATTGTGCAAAGATTCATAATCATGCTGAATATCTAAATCTTTTCCAGCAGCAGTTAAATTTGTCCTTACATTTTTAAATTTCGTATGGTAAAGTTTATACATATATTCTTGTAAACTTTCTTTTTTAGAATCATAAGATATTCCCGTCTTGATTCCTTTATACAATAAATTCGTATCTATAGATTTAGACAAAAAATCAATTGGATTTATACCCATAAATTTATAATATTCATTTATTATATATAGATCAAATCCTATTATATTATGACCAACAATATAATCTGTCTTATCTATCCAATCTTTTAATGTAGGAAAAAATGCTTCGGGATCAATACCATTTTTTTTTATTGTTTTAGGATCAAATCTTGTAATTTTTGCTGCATCTTTACTTATTTTTAAATGAGTTTTCCATTTTAAATAAATGTCTTTAGAATCTATGATTCTGTCGCTTTGACATTTTAACATAGCAATTTCCCAAGGTAGATTATGACAAAAATTCAAACATAAATTAAATGTCTCGCAATCTATAAATAAAAAAGTCTTACTTTTATCAAATCTTAAAAGATGTTCATCCATGATTTTGCTCCTTCCAACTTTCGAAACAAAATTCATTACTAGACATATGTTCCATTTCTGGTTTGTTCAAGGTGGTTCGATTATTAATGCATCTAAAAGTTAGAAAACTTTTAAAATCTTTTTTATTTTTGTAATAAATACTCTTTGTTTTTATTAAATCTAATTTGTTTAATTTTGCAAAATCTTCCATCTTATTCTTGATTAAACCATCAAAAATTAATTTATTATTTTCTATAAAAACAAATGGTTTATAGTTTTCAATAAAAGGCAGACATTGATATCCTTTCAAAGAATTGTTAAATATAAAATTATCATAAAATGGTATAGCAATTTTAATACCATCATTAAAGTTTTCTTTTAAAATATTCATATCCAATCTAGGCGTATAGTAAAAACCATCAGTATTAGCTTTTGTCCATAATTTAATTAATGTTGTGTATCCTTCGTCACCATTAGCAAATAATATTAATTTATGATGCTTTTTTAATTCTTCCTCGTTCTTATTTGCTATATTATCACAAAATACAAATTTAATACCGAATACGAGATCAATATTCACTGCTTTTAGATTTTTATAAGCTTGCAGAAAACCACTAAAACAGTCCTCGACAAGAAATACCTTTTTTAACTTGTTGTCTCTAGCAATTTGTATGATTGAATCTGGTTCATTCTCTTCTTCATTTTTTTCTTCAAGAGTCAATATACTTTTACCTATTGAAAAATGACTTTTAAATAAAGGTATTATATTACACATGTTTTATTTATACTATATTTTAGTTGATATGTCAAGATAAATCATCAAATGCGTCTTTTGATTTTGATGTAATTTCATCTAAAATATCATCTGTTGATTGATTGATGGAAACATTATTAAACCTTGGACATCCAGCGTATTTTCTTTTTTCTATTTTAAATCCTTCTATAACTTTAAATTTACCATCGAAATTAGATTCAATGATTTCATCCTTATCATTTAATTTAACGTAATATTCAAATAAATCTTTGTATGGACATTTCCAATTACCAACACCGCACATCCATTTGCTTTTAGGATTGTCTACTGCAAAATTAGATTGTGCACTATCAATATTAAAATTATTAATATGGGCATTGACATATTCAAGATAATGTTCGAATCCTTTTATTTGATTATCATCAAATTCAAGTTCTTGGACTGGTTGTTTTGGAAATCTTAAAAATAAAAAACGAACTATAGGCTTAAGTTTAGGCCATAATTTTTTACTAGCTAAACTATACATCATTGCTTGAATATTGGCTTCAAGGTCATCACCCCTAAATTTAGCTTTGGAGCTCTTGTAGTCAATTATAAGCATTTTATTTTTGATTTTAATAGGCTTATCAATAAATCCTTTAACATGGTATTTTGGATTTTCACTTTTGATCTCAAAAGCATATTCTGGAGATACGATTTTGCCGTCTTCACCATAAAAATCATGTTTTAATCCAACTAGAATCATTTCATCAATTATTTCAAAATTGTTCATATCTAACGGAGCCTGATTTATTAATTTTTTAGTTAATCTTTCTATAGCTTTACTACCTTTTATAGAGTTCTTTTTTATTATTGAGTTAAAATGTTTTTTATGCTTTTTATTTGATAGAATTTCAAATATCTTATGACATACTATGCCTCTTAATGCCCCATCATTTTGGGTTTGAGGAACTTTAGTGTGATAATTATTCCAATAGACCCAAGAGCATGTTTCTAGAGTTTTAATTCTTGAAGCCGATAAAATTTTTATAGATTTGTTTTCCATTGAATAATTTCTTGTCTTGTCATTTCTCCAAAGTCTTTTTGTGTGGGTAATATTATTGATATTTGATGTTTATCAAAATGTTTCAATAATTTTTCTTTTGCTTTTTCGGCTGCCAAATTGCCAGCATTATTTTTAGTTGAATCATTATTAAATGATATATAGATTTTACTTGGATTCAATATTAATAAAGTATTTAATATTCCTGTATTTAAATTTAATCCAAATGTAACAATTGTATTTTTAATTCCTGCTTCCCATAAGGCCAACATATCTCCAATACTTTCAATTAAAATAACACTTTTTGATTCAGATAATATTTTTAAATTTACTTGTAATGGATATTTCCAATTAATTTTATCACCCACAAGTTTCCATTTAGGACATATTTTTTCGCTTCTATTAAGAATATCTCTACCCGCAACTCCAATCAATTGTCTTTCCTTATCAAAAATTGGAAAAACATATCTGCCTTTCATTCTGCCTTCTTGCAAGATTCCTCCTTCAAATGCTTCCATTGTTTCATTTGATATACTTCGTTTGTTCCAAAAACCGTGGTCTTTGACAAGTTTAAGTAAAACTTCTGGAGAATAGCATTTTACTTGTTTGATTTCTGGTTTTTTATATACAGTATAAGTATTTGTATTTGGGGCTTTTTGACTAATCCATTCTTTTGCTTCTACATTATTAGATAAATTTAAGGTAATCCTAACTAGGTCTTGTAAATTACCAGTTAAATTTTCTTTAAAATCTACCCATCTTCCAGAATCTTTATAAATAACTAATACATTTTCATTATCTGAATCTCTATACAATGGTCTTGTACGATATTCCTTAGAATATTCCTTAAGGTTATATCCAAGATTCGATAAAATTTCTTTTATGTTTTCCATTGTAAAGCTTCGCTAATGAGAGGAAATTCTTTAATAAAGATTTTCTTACATCTATCTGCAATTATTCTGTGTTCTTTTTGCGTGTTTTGCTCTGTTCTTAGCTCAAGATAATGAATCCAGCTTCGCAGAGAACCTTTCATATACATTGTTGTTTCTGTTGTAAGTGGTAAAACCATTCTTGCTACTTCTTTCGCTACGCCATTTTCAATCATCGTTTCATAACAATGATGAGATAATGCTATTGATTCTCCAATTAAATTGCTAATATTTTTGTATGCAGGATTTGTGACTGGCATAAGATTCTCACCAACTTGTCTATTTTTATCGCCCTGTAATCTTAATTCAATATCCTCAAACTCTGCAGCTACGCTATATCTTTGACTAAATTCTTGAAAAGAAAATGAGCGATGCCTCAAAATTTGTGCAGCTATAGCTCTACTTGTCTTTATTTCTACTGTCATATCTACAAGTTCAAAAGGGGACCAATGCTTATGCTTGATTAAGAAGCTCAACAATCTTGGTGCAGTCTCCGTATTCATTTGATTGGATGGATTGCTGACTCTTGCACAATAAGCAACCAAGTCTTCGGCATTATTGATGCCATCAATATATGGTTGAGTTATAGATATTAATTTTACATTCATAATAATTCTCCATCTTCATTTTGACCGCCTTGATCAAAATCTAGTCTTTCATTTTCTGCATCTACGATTTCACGCAAAGTTCCTCTTTCTTCTACGTTAAAATTACCTACTTCAAAGTTTATGTAATTATTAAAGTATTTGAATTCATTTTCGCCAGTTCTTCGGCGAACTAAATCATGATGCCCTGTGCCTTCTCTGCCTTGGAATCTTGTTTTAATTGCAATTAATTTATGTGTGCCAAACTGTTCTCCATCTGTTTGGATTTCGTCTTGAGTTTTTCTTCTAAAGATGCCTACAAATGAAGCGAACCATTGCATACGATCTGATAATGCAATAGCAGAACTATCGTCTGTTACTTGATTTGCACTTCTATTAAAGTTTTCTCCAGTTCTGTTTAATTGCATCGCAGTAATAACTGGACATTTAATTTCCTCTGAAATTCTTTTAAGCTTGTCAATCTTTTCACCAATCGCTTGGTGCTCTGCCCAATTTTGGCTAACTTTTTCACCAGTTAATTTTATATAGTCATATGCAATCAAGGCTTGCTTACCTCTACCGGCTTTGGTATAATACCATCTGCGAATAATTGAAGCAACTTCATCAATATTCTTATTTGCAACATGATAATGATAATGCGTCATTCCCTTGACCTTTGGCCAAGCATCTCTTACTTTTTGAATCATCTCTGGATTCTTTCTCCAATTGCCCGTTTCAATAAACCATAAGGGTACTCCAGAAATACTTGCTACTAATCTCATTTGCGTATCAAGAGTAGACATTTCGGTATCTAGAATTAAGGCTTTTGTATTTTTATTGCACATATTAGCTGTTTTATATGCAATATCATTAAGCCAAGTTGATTTTCCTTGTCCAGGTCTACTTACTATAGAATAAATATTCCCTTGTTTTAGTCCTCCATATAAATTATTAAAATTATTATAAGGGGTCTTTAAACCCGTCTCTTCTCTTGGATTGTTACCGATCTCTTCAATAATATTCTCCATTTCTTCAAAAAGATTTACTGGCTCGCCTTCAATATAATATTGAGATACTTTATTATTATAGATTTCATCTACTTTTGATACTATTGAATCAATTCCATCTTCTGGATTATCTTTTACATATTTCTTAACATTTTCTGCTGTTTCAAACAGTTCCCTACGAACCTTTATTTTACTAAGCTCTTTGCAAGCATTCAATGTTCCTTGTACGTTTATTTGTGTTAAAAATAAAGCCTCTATATAAGAGAAAATGTCAATTTCATCTTTAAAGGATATTCCAAGATTTTTTATCTTTTGCGCCAATAAAACTTTATCTATCTTATTATTTTTATTAAGCTCATCTTTAATACAAGAAAATATTGTTGTATGAACATCGTTAAAAAAATCTTTTTCAGATATAAATCTTGAAACATCAAAAAATATTTCTGGATTTCTAATCAGTCCTCCTAAAACATGACGCTCTACTTGAATAGAATATATAGGCATACTATATAAGTTTATCTTGCATTTATTTTTAAGTCAACTAATCTTTTTTCTTGCGTTTCTTTTTGCCGATCTCTGCAATATTTTGTATTGTGCATTCTATATTTAATGAGTTCATAGCTTCTGCCCAATAATTAACATATTGCTGTAAAGCCATAGCATTTAATTGATTATCAAATTTTGTCATTACTTGAGGATCACCTTCCGCATTAAAATTAAATAAAATAAATCCTCCAAATGAATTTTCATTTAATGATTCAAGCAACGACTTCGGAAAATCTTTCTGCACATAAAATTTTACACTAAAATATGTTTATATCGAAATTTTCTAAGAAGAAATTTGGCGATAAATTTTTTAAATCTTTTTGATACAATTCAATAAATTTAAAATTATTTTTTTCTAACCATTCTGCTTTTTTGCAATCTCTTTTTATGCTTTGCAAATAATTTATCCGCGAATTTGCGTGAAAAAATTCATTAAAATTTTCATGTTGCTCGCCATTAACTTCAATTGCGATTTTTTTTGTAGCGTTAAGTAAATCAACTTTCATTAAAGATCCATAAACAGGAAACTCTTCATATACAATATGACTTTTCCAGTATTGTTCAAAAAATTTTTTTATATTAAATTGAATTTTACTTCTGCTGGATTTATCCCAATCAACAAGATATCTTGAAACATTTTTGTTTACAAGCTTTCCGTTTACGCTATATAACCTCATGCAGGTATTAATTTTTTATATTTATCAAATAAATATTCTGTGATCTTTGGATTTTCTTCTAAATATTTTCTAAAATTATCTATTCCTTGATGTTGTTTAGTTAAATCTAGATTTGCATCTTTTAATTCTTTGATTAGATCATCACCTACTGTAATCCAAGCTCCTTTTGCTGTAACAAATTGCCAAGCGATAAGTTGATCAATAATTTCATATTCTCTCCAAATAGATGTTCCGCTTTTACGTCCATACTTAATTGGATACTCTACTTTATGATTTGTTGTTTCATTTGTCGACTTTTTAATTGTAAGTTTTGCTGTATGACCAATAATTTTATTCTTAATTGAGTCGTATTTCTCGTTTGGTTTCTCTAATATAAGATCTCTATTAAAACGTGGCTCAAATTCAATAATCCAATTTGCAAAATGTAATAATGCATTTCCGCCTGTAGCAGTAGTTTGTCTGATATCTTTATTTACTGCATATGGATCAAGTTTAATATCTGATCGAACTTGGCTAATAAAGATTGCCATGTGACCTCTCTTAGATAAGGCGATAGACATTTTTTTCATTAAAACTGAGGATATTACTGCTCCACCAGCGACCTTCGTTGCGTCTGATAGAGTTTTCCCTACGTCATTTTTTGGCATTAATCCGTCTACAGAATCTAAAATGAATAAATATTTTTTATTTTCAGGGTTATTTTTTACAAGTTCAAGCATCAATTCTGAAACTGTTTCAAATATATTACATTCAAATACAAAACAATTTCCGTCTTTCCATTTGTCCGGATCTGTTATATATTCGATTCCCGACCTTTCTTGAATCTCTTTTGAGAGTCTACCTTCAGCTTTAATTAAAACTCCTCTTGCATTTGTAACTGTTTTAAGGAAGTTTTTCATGACTTCTAAGGCTTCGGATGTTTTTCCACCTTCATTCATTCCAAGAAATCTATGTAACCCCGGACTAAATCCTCCTCCCATTACAAAATCTAAATTTAAGCTGCCAGATGATACTTTATAGTAAATTTCATCTTCAAAATTATAATGGTCTTCTTTATTATCTTTTAAAAATGCTTTTAACCTATCATTTGATATAGGTCCTTGAGCTACTTCTTCTACAACTGCTTTAGGTCTTGCCATTTAAAAACTCCTTTAATGTTTTTGGTTTTTTTACGATAGGTTTATCATTTCCGATTTTATCATCTTTTAAATTATATGTGATTTTATTAGTTTTGTCAACATCTAATAACGCTTTTTCTTTTAAAAGAAACTTTTTTCCTTTATAAGATAATAGCCAATCTAAAGATTTTAATTCTTTTGATTTAATTTTGAGCCAAAACCAAGCGTTCTCTTCAAATTTAATTAATTTTTTTGCTTGATTTATTTCGTATCCCCAAGGAATATTCTTTGATTTCACAAACTTTTTTATGATATAATGAAGTAATTTGTGCCCAGATGGAACTTTTTTCATGCTTAAATATTAGTTTATCATATTTTTCTTTGTTTTTCAAGACATACTTTGAGCAATTTTTCTTGTTTAAATCTATAATTTTAAATAGACATTCTTCATGCCCTAGGCATGAATATCCTTTACTAATCCTTTCCTTAATAAAACTTACATCATTATTAGGCCATTTGTCGTTTTCTTTATGAGAATAGGATCTAAGCTTGTATATAATATCTTCTGGATTTCCCATCCATGAATAATGCCAACCAGAATTTTTAATATAAAATGCATTATTCTCTTTTCTTAATTCTTGCATTGTAGATATATCAATTCTTTTTGTACAGGTTGGTCCAGCCCATTCTTGATCTGTAATCATCTGGTTGTTAATTGCATATCTAAAGCTTTTAAGATTTAATTTAACATACTTTTTATTATTTTTATATATTTCAAAAAAGACATCTTTTATTGACTCTTTCTTGGGAATTTCATCTAAATCACTCAATATTATTAGATCTTGTTGTGAGGCTTTTATATCTAAATATGGCAAATTTAATCCTTCTATTAATTTATTTCTTTGATATTTTTCTGTTTCCCATGGGTTTGGGGATTTGATATATTGTTCATCTTGAATATAAATAATTTGATCTTTAAATTTTGCGAATCTTTGTATATCAAAATTAAATGGCTTTGCATGTTTTGTAAATGTTAACTTTGACTCCACAATAATAAAATAATCTACTACATCTGACAACTCATTTAATCTAATTTCTAGTAGATCATTCTCATTTAAAAATAGAAAGCAATCATATATTTTATATTTATTTTTATTTTTAAAAAAAAATTTATTTACTTCAAATCTTTTTAATAAATTATCCACACTAAGAATTACACTACTACTGATTTAAGTCTGAATTGACCATCCTGCGAACTAGATCTTTAAACGAATTTTTTGGTGTCCAATTTAGTTCTTGTCTAGCGATTGAAGAATCTCCCTGTAATAAATTAACTTCTGCTGGACGATAAAACTTAGGATTTACTTTAACAAGTGATATATAATTTTCTTTTTCTGTTTTTAAATAAAAGGCTTCATCTTCTGCTCTGCCATCTCCAGTATATATCCAATGCCCTTCAATATCAATTACTTTAAATGCTTCTTGTATAAACTCTCTTATGGTATGAGTTTCATTAGAAGATAAAATATATTCCTTTGGGCTTGATTGATTTAACATCAGCCAAATTCCTTCGATAAAATCTTCTGCATGACTCCAATCTCTTTTTGAGTCAAGATTTCCCAATTCTATTGGCTTTATTTCTTCATTGTTTTTTATTGCTTTAAAAATATTTGCTACCCCTTTAGATATTTTTCTCGTAACAAATTCTTCGCCCCTTCTTTCGCTTTCATGGTTGTAAAGTATAGAATGTATAGCGAAAAGATCGTAAGATTCTCTGTAGACCTTAGTTATATGTCTTGCCGCTGCTTTTGCTGCTCCATAAGGGCTTCTAGGTCTAATTGGATGATTTAAATCTTGAGGTGTATATAAAACGTCTCCCATTTCCTCGCTTGAACCTGCAGAATAAAACCTACATTTTGGCGCATATTTTCTAATCGCTTCCAAACATCTTAAAACTCCTAAAGCTGTGGCGTCAAATGTTTGAAGTGGTATTTGCCAACTACTTCCAACGAAAGACTGGGCGGCAAAATTAATAAAATAATGTGGTATAATTTCCTTAACAATCTCATCTATTGAATTGCTATCGGAAAGATCGGCAATCAACATCTTGAATCTACTATTATTTAAATTATGTTTGAGGTTTTGTAAATTTGGATTTGAGCTTCTGCGCCTAATTCCAACAATATTGTAATCTGTATTTTTCAATAAATAATCTACCATATAAGATCCGTCTTGACCTGTAATACCAGTAATAATAATATTCTTACTCATATATCTATTATATTAATATTTTTTTATTGATTCTAATAAAGAATCTTTAATGCCTTTCATTTTATATCCCGTCTTTATAAGCTTGGAATTATCTAAAATGCAATTAGACCTTGGAGTTATTGCTACTTTTGAGTAAAAATCATTTTCATTTTCAAAAAATTTAAATTGTTTTTTTGTCTTATATTCGTTTAACATACTAGTAATTTGTTTTGTATCAATCCACCCAGAATTAGTTATATTATATATACCTGTATCGCAATTCTTCTCTAGTAAATAAAAACATGCTTCAATAAATTCATCTATATTTGATAGCGAATTTTGAGCATTCAAAAGGATATCATAATTCAATAATTTAGTTATATAATTCTTTTGATCTTTTTCGTTATTAAAAGGTATACGTAATCTGCATATATAAGCGTATGGATCTTTTATTAAAATATCCTCTGCTACGGCCTTTGTACCACTATAATAAGAAGAGGGAGGTTTATCGAAACAGAAATTAGGCGGATCTTCTTCCGTAAAACCTTGTCCATTTTTTGACCCGCTATATATACAACCACTGGATAATTGTATATATTTTATCTTTAACGAATTACAAATTTTTGAAATAATTTTTGGTAATGTAACATTTCCGTGCCAGCAGGCTTGTTTGTTTGATTCGCAAGCATCAACATTTGGCTTACCAGTATATCCCGCACAATTTATAATGAAGTCTGGATTTACATTTTTGACTACATTATATAATTTATTCTCATCTAAAAGATTAAAGTTCTCTCTGCTTAACGGAAATACTTCTAAATCTTTTCTTTTTAAGAAAATAAAAAACTTATTACCTACATATCCTCTATATCCTAAAAGAAGTATTTTCATACAAACATGTGTTTATATTTTTCTTGGTTTTCGATTAAATATTTTGGAAGATTTTCTTCTATATTTATTTTTTTTAATTTAATAGATTGATCCGATAAATTATCTGAATATATAAAACTGCCTTCATTTTTAATTCTTTCTTCAAATTCTTTATAAAATACTTCTTTAGTTGGTAGTTTAGATTTATCTAAAGGCTCTATACATGAAAGATACTTTTGATATACCTTTTCTTTGCCTCCTTGATATCCAAAATGCCATCCTGCCTCTTCGACATGAGAAACGTGATCTTTTATATTTCGAAGATTCTGAGGGCTATAATGAATTAAATCTTTGGCTTGAACAAATATCGTCCCTATCCAATTCTTGTCCACAGTTTCTAGGTTAAGATAAAAGACTATATATTTCATACCTACAGATAAAAATTTTACTTGACTAAAATACTCTTCAAATTTATCTTTAATTTTTGGTGCCCAAATTTCGTCTAGATCTGAAATACCAATAATATCGTTCTCTTTTAAATCCGCCTTCTTTAGACCATGAACAATGCAGTTCCTTTGATAATTTTCCATGGCCCATCCATCTTTCTTGGGATAATCGGTGACTTTTATATGGATGATTTTGTCTAAAAATTTTGAATATCTGTCTTTATTTTCTTCAAAATAAAAGGGCTTATCTAGTAAAGATTGCGTTTTTGATGCTTCTACAAGAATAAATTTATCCACAATATCGTTTAAGGTATTCAATCTTATTTCTAATAAATCTAATTCATTAAAAAATGTAAAACAATCGTAAATCATAAATTTATAGAAACATGAGGCGGTATATTCCTAAACTTTTAGAATTCTATATATTCTTCGCAAGAACCATCAGTAACAACGTCTGGTCTTTCTCGACCTTTTAAATTCCAAGTATGAATAAATATATCTGGATTTAATGTGTTTAATATATTATCTTTAAGAGAAGCGTAACATCTTTTAAAAGATCTAGGATTTGCAGCCATCTGTAATGCTACTTTCATTTTTTATATCTTTTCGTATACAATAAAAGAATCTACAGGCTGAGAATCTCCTACATGAATTTTTAAAATTTTATAGTTGTTGTTTTTGCCAAATTGTACAAAATTATCTATATTAGAATTTATAATAGGCTCTAGATAACTATATTTACCTAGATTATGTTTTTGATATTTATTAATAAAATTCATACTATATATTTATTACAGCTATTTTCACACATCTTTAAATCTTTTATCTTCTGGAATTGAACTATGATCTATATATAAAAATTCTTCTTTTACGAATATCCCTTGCATAAGATTATTATATCGTGCTGGTCTTGGCACATCAATTAATATTTGACACCAATTTTTATCTTTAAGAAAAGGTATTGATAAATTAGTTTTACTTCCAAGATCATCTAAAAGAATTATACTTTTATTATGTAAATTTTTATACGCTAATTTTATTTCTTTTAATTGGTGCTCATTAGCATTCGGCAAATGACTATCTACAGAATCTAAATATAAAAAGTCTATTTTCTGATTAAAATTATTTAAAAAATTTAAAGAATCATCAACTACGTAAGTAATAGATTTTTGATATTGTTCTGTAGCTATTTTACAATTCTCTATATTCTTTTTTTCTATATCACAGGTCCAAACATGCCCTCCAAATCTAGAAACATAATCGGCAAAGATTAACGTAGATCCACCATCTGCTGCTCTTTCACATACGTCTGGGGTGGTTAAATAATTTTTTCTAGTAGTGCCTGTTTCAATAAAATTATTATTTTTAGTATGATCTAAAAGAGAAAGAGCAATCTTAAATGTAGATAATCTAGAACCTAGAGCTCGATCTCCGTTCTCATATCTTTTAAAAAAACTCAACTCCATATATTAATATTATATTATCTATAAGATAAACTTCTACTATTTTACTACCCTACTATTATAGCTTCTTAAATGATTTACGCACTCTTTATAAAAATCAATTCCAAATCCTGCCACATGGATAATTAAGTCTCCTGGTTTCCAATCTCCATTTATTCCTGTTGCATCTTCTAGACCATTTGGATGCTCTCTAATTTCACTATATGGATAAGCATTCATATATTTCTGTGGAATAATCTTAATTAAATCTTTATATTCTTCTTTTCTCCATGTAGCTTGCTCTCTGACTTCGTAACTATATCCTTTAAAATCACAATAGATCTTTTTATTTTTATCCCAAGTGATTTCCGCTAAAGGATTCATATTCGCTGTATGAATCGATGCGATACATATTCTTTTTTTATCGTATATCATATTGGTTTTAATATCATATTTGAATGAGAATTTTCTTTAGGATTCCAATCTTGATTAATGTCTAAAATTTTATTATTGATAATTATATTATAATTATAATTTTTTAAATTATTGAAATTGAAACCTCCATCTTCTGGCCATACCCAATGTGGATTATCTGGATAATTTTGATTGTCTAAGTTCCTTGATTGAGCATGAATTTCTACATATAGAATTGGTCTCTTACCTTCAAATAGAAATTTAAAAGTTTTAAGAACTAGACTTTCCATACCTTCGATATCGAGTTTAATAAAATCTGGAAGTTCTAGATCGTTACTTTTTATAAAATCTTCTAAAATAACATAATAAATTTGCTGTATTGTGTCGTTCTTTTTGCCATTACTGTCTGTATAATCAGTTCTACAATCTTTAAATTGAGTTAAACATGAATAATTTTTGTCATGTAAGGCTACATCAAAACATTTAATTCCCAATCTTTCGCAATTTGCTTTTAAGATTGGAAAATTATTTGGAGAAGGTTCAAATGCGTAAACTTTAGCTTCTTTTTGTAACATCTGGACGGCTATTTGTCCAATATGCGCTCCAATATCATAAGCTACACATCCTCTATTTATATAATCTTTATATAGATCAAATTCATTCATAAATTTATTTTGTAATTATACTCTTTTCTTTATTAATTGCATAAATTCTTTTCACTGCTTGTATATTAAAATCTTTAAAGTATGGAAGTAAAATATATCCTCTATTTTCAATTATTTTATTAATTATATCTACGATATTTATTGCATCGTAATTTAGTGGAAAGCATGTTTCTGGAAACATTAGCCATCTTATTTGATGACTTGGTATAGAAGTGAATGGTTGAGTTGATTGTTTTGAATAAGTTAACGTGGGAATACCATATCCATAGGCTATATATCTAAATCCGCTATCTGTTGATAGCATTAATTTTGCATTTGATATTAATTCACAGACCTCTTTAATTGAGCCGTTAAACAAATGCACATTTTCTATATCTTTAACCTTATCGTAAAAACAGTTTGTGTCTTCGGTTGATATCAGATATACTTTATTTTTTAATGCTGCTTCTTTAACTAATCTCTCTATATACCAATCTTCTAACCTATGACCTACAGATGTAGAAGATATTAAATGAAATACAATATAATCTCCTTTATTATTTTCTATTTGCAGCTCTGGTTTTGGAAAAAATCTATAATATCTTAGCCAATCAAAATCCATATCTATCCATTTCAAAGAATCTATATGTAAATCGTAAAATTTATCATAGCTCTTAAATTCTTCTTGAATATTGTCTGGAACATTTTCTAATGCTCCGTAATAATTATCTGTACCAAATTGGCAGTCCACCCAAAATGATTTATATTTTTTTCTTTCTATAATATTTATCTGTTTATACATAGAAGGATATAATATGCTTAATCCCTCTTTTTGAAAGGTTTTACCTTCGCTGTCTATATAGGCGGTTACAGCTGCTTCTTTGTATTTTTCTTTGATGGCTGGAACAAATCTATTGCCTAGCAGACAATCACCCAGACCACCTTCAAGTCGAACTGCTATATTCATATTATCAACATTTATTTAAAATGCCTTCTTTAAGCTTATTCTATTAAATCTGATCCACCGGTAATTAAAAACATATCCTGTATTATAGGATATTTATATTAATAAATCAAGAAGTTTTATTTTCTTCTACTTTGACTTCTGATACTTGTTTAGCTGGTGCAGTTACTGCATTATGTGTTGGTTCAACAACTGGGGTTTCTACTTTAACTTCTGATTCTGGCTCAACTTTTTGCTCTACTACAACTGGTGCAGGAGCTTCTACTTTTTGTTCCACAACTGGTTCAGTTACTGGCTCTGATTTTGCTTGTTTTTCTGCTTCTTCTTTTGCTTTCTTCTCTTTCAATTCCTTAATCTGTTCAGTAAAGTCGATTTCTACATTTGTGCCTTTACTTTTCTTTTTTGGAGAATTAAATGTATTTAAGCAAATTGCGACTTTTTGTTTTTGAGGATATTTCTCATCTTTCATGAATTCCATGCAACGCCCCATATAATCACCTTGTTTTTCGTTATCTTTTTTTTGGGGTATTGGCATATATAATATATACACATAAAATATTTCAAACTCGAAGTGAGCCATTTTGTCAATGTAGCCAAATTAATTATTATGTCATTTTGACTCTATATTACTATTTTGTCTCTGTAGAGACTTGGCATAGATCTTGCTTATAAATATAAATAAAGGAGGCATAGAAAAATATGCTATTGACACTAAGAAATGGAAGAAGTCCACTAGATATATTTGATAATATATTAAATGAGACTTTAAGTTATAATAATTATTCTGACTTTGTTTTAGAAAATGATCAGTATTCTCTTGAAATTCCTCTCGCAGGATTCAAGAAAGAAAATATTGATATTACAACAAATCAAGAATATCTAACAATTAAGGCAACTAGAAAAGAAGGCAAAGTAAAATATGAAAAATCTTTTTACTTGCCTAGAAAAGTAGATCTTTTTGAAGTTAAAGCAAAGCATGAGGATGGTTTGCTAACTATTACCTTCGTTAAAGAAAATAAAAAACTACAAAATAAAATTAAAATAGACTAATAATAATCTTAGCGTCAAGTTCAAGCCTTGGTGCTAAGTGTAATCTTTTTATATGACACTGGCTTCTTGGCTAATTTGTGGTACAGTTTTAGTTTATATACTTTATTTAAAAGAGAGAATTAAATAATTATTTATCAAGATAGTCTTTAATGTCTTTTATTAATCTTTTTCTTTTTCTATATTCTAAACTGGTAACTAAAAGACCTAAAGAGATCGGAAAAAAGAACCTAAGAAAAAATCCCATATGGTGCTCTTTAGACAAAAGATCAAAATAATTAAGGTAAAAATCGCTGACTCCGTAAATTGTAAACAAAATAGCTGGAATAAAAACAATAAAAAAGAACTTCTTGTAATGTTGTAGTTCATTCCACCAATCCTTTAATTTTTTGATAAAATCCAACATATAAAGAAGATTACAGCCAAAACAGAAAACCAGAAGATGTTTCTTTTCTTGTTTTTTCTTTTGTGATATTTCCAAAATTCAGCTATAAAATGCTCTGTGTTATTACAAGACGGCGCTATTAATTTAACATCTCTTATTAATTTGGTTACTCTTCTATCCATGCTTTAGTTCTTTCTGCATCATCGTCTATTAGTATGCTGTGGAAAACTATAGCTTTGTATTTCTTTTCAATCCATTTTGTTATTCTTATTTGATACTCTGATCTATTACCAGCAACACCAACTGGCATTGTTCCATGATTACTATCATAAACCCAAAGTATACCTTTATATTCGAAAACGCATATTGAGTGTCCTCTATACTTGGGTATAGAAGCTGTGTACTCTATTAAATTTTTATTAAAAATAGTTGAAAAATTATTTAATTCATCTGTATAATGATATTGAAAAGCATAAATTTGAGCCCATGTATTTTTACTAGATAATATATAATTAGCATAAGAAGCAAATGCCACAGAATCAACAAAGCAAGAATTAGGAAGTTTAGATATACTATGATCTTTTGCTAAATAAAACCCAAATTGAATTCCATAATAAGCTATTGTCCCATTTATTAAAAGTGCTAATGTTAGTTTACTTTTCCATCCAAACCAATTGAATAAATTTTTAAGCTTATTCACTATCTCCTATAGATTACACAAGGGAGATTGTGTTCAATTTATTTTTTATTTTTGTAGTCTTGTAGGCAAGATTTAAACTTGGCTTTATCATCCCCCTGTTTTGTTGGAATGCATTGCTTTAAAAATTCATTAAACTTTTTACCGTCTGCTGCTATCATTTTCTTATATTCTTCATCATTCTCGTATTCACATTCTGAGGCTTTATTATTGCAGTATTGTTTTTGACTGAATCCTTTTGGATTATTACAATCTATGCTTCTTTTATATTTGACACTCCACTTGGCTTCAATCTTCTGTAATTGAATCTCTGTTTTGCCAAGCATATCGCCTTTTTTCCAATTTGAGCCTTCGTTTGTGCATTCGTAAAGTACTGCATATCCCATGTCTTCTGGTAGAGTACGTATTTCTTTAACGACTCCTTCACTACCATAATGCTTACAATCTGAATTTACATTGCGAACTTTATCTCCAACTTTAAACATTGTTGCGCCTTTCATTTCTTCCATTTCTTCAGGTTCTTCATTTTCTTTATTAAACATTACATAATTATGAATTGTAATCATGTAGTCTTCTGCTAAAGCGGCCATAGATTGTAAAAATGGTTCGGTAAGATTTTCTTTAACCATTGGGTCATTAACTTTATCCATTACATTTTTGGCATGTTGGTAAATAGAATTAATTGATCCAACTATCATGCCATAAAAATCTTCTTTATAGTCTTCAAGCTCGTCTTCTACTTCTTCAACTTGAGCTAATGAGGCGTCCATTTTTATAAGTTCGGCTTGATCAAATTCTGTTTCACCATCCCATTCATATTCTTCATTTAAATAATCATTAGCTTGGGCTTTTTTAAGAGCTTCTTGAGTTGGACGGTCTTTAGAGCCTTTTGGTGCTGGACGATAGTTTTTGCCCATTCTTTTCTTTTTTTGTTGAATGTTATACCAAAGACCTTTGCTTTTAGCTTGAATCTCTACTTCTAAAGTAATTTCTTCGCTTCCAGTAATTTTGCTAACTGGTTTTGCGCTCCACATCTTACAGCTCCAATAATTTGCTTTAGTTTTTGGGCCTGGATTATCGCAACCGTGTCTTGACCTATACGCTTTCCTTCTGGCTGGATTATCTCTTTTAATAGACATATTTGGATCACCAAATTTTACCATTACAATATTACCCTTATCATTTTTTACATATACGCCAAATTTCTTTTTGCTTCCAGAGGGAAGACGAAATGGTTTATTAAGAGGTGCTTTCTTTTTTTTAGCACTTAGACTAGAACTAAAATCAATTTCTAGTTCCTTTCTATTCATATTATAAACGTTCCCAAACTATATAACTTGGAGTAGATGCATTTGCCCCGCTAACACTTACTATACCACTATAATTAAGATCGCTTAAACTTCCACCATCGCCAGCGTTAGCAGATGTATTTCCAGCTAACAGAAAATTAAAACTACTACTATGTGCATTAGCGCCATATTTAACATATAGTGCTCCAGTAGCAAGGTTTTGGACATAAAATTCTTCTCTGTTTTTATTCGCTAATAAAACTGTACCATTTGCACCACTAATAGCAAAATTAGATATTGTTGAACCTTTAGAAGTAAGGTCGTCTATGGTTAATATTTCTTGAGCTTTATAAGAATCTGTAGTAGGATCATAAGCTAGTGATATACGTTTTTCTGAATGATCGTTAATGTTAATATTGGCCATAATATATTTATTACACTTATAACTAAAAAGTATACTAATAAAATTGGAGAGCAAAGGAATCGTTTACTTGGACCAGGGGGAGATTGAATCCCCGTCTTTTAGTGAACTTAAATTAAAATACTACAAGTTTAGCCTATTCCGTTTTTTCGCTATAGTGTCGAACAGGCAATCGGGCTATAGCTATTTATTTTATAATAGATCTAACCTTGGTCAAATCTACCCAATATAATTAATTTAAAAATTAAATAAAAAGGATTTAAATTAATACATCTAAATACCCATTATCCTAGTAGATGTGTCGTAGGTAACAGGTCGCAGAGTTTTAGGCTGCGATTAGGGAGTTCTTCTTGTGAGAAACTCTCAAGGAGAAGCTGCCCTTTAACTTAGCTGGTTTGGCAGTTAAGTATTTTGAAGTTGTTTAAAGAGTCCACTTCAACTCTACTTGCATTTTAATTTCGATTCCTAAAATCGAAACCAAGTCTGGCCCAATGAGAAAGAACTATAAAATTACTTACACAAATTATACTTTACCTATCAACTTTTGACAATCTTTTTTATAAACAAATATAAACTTTAATCTAATTCCATTCGCATCTGAACTCAAGTACTGTTGTGCTAGGCATGGATATTGATCTGGATAATAATTAGCGTCTATATCTTTTTCATCAATATTATAATTTAAAGCTTTTTGTTTTTTATATTTTATCCAAGCTTTTTCATTTCTTATCGCTTCCATAAAAAAAATTATATAAAAACATTTGACAAAATTCAAAGATTTTTGTATTATAAGCTATTGACATAGCCTTCTAATTATAGGCAATTTTGATAGTTTTATAGAAAATTATTTAGTCCTTTGTCTACAGAGATAGCAATGCTGTGAAGACTTGCAACTATGAAAACCTTCTTTGTGCATAAGATGGCTTAGAAGTTAATGTGTGGCTGTATGGGACGGCAGTATGTACAGGGGCAAGCCACCTCGCCCATCTATAAGTGCCGTAGTCTGTTCCTTCAAAAGAAGGAAATGGGAGTCAAAAGAAAAGTAGAGACAAAAGACTAAACATAACTTCAAGAAATTTCTGAGGGAAAGTCTTCTATGGGATATCAAAGAAAAGTATAATAATATATGTTAAGATATTAGTACCAGACTTCATTATGTATTCTTCTTAAGACTTTGATCCAATCTTTTAAATGATAAGATACTTCATCTCTTTCTGCATTCTCAAATCCACTCTTAGCTATACCATAATATATACTTTCAGAGGGGTATGATCTTCTGAGCTTTTCTAAACTCTTATAGAAAAATCCTAGAAATACTAAAACAGATTTTGCAGTATCTTCATTATGCTCTAACTGAAAGAAATATTTGTTTTGTAATGGATATTCTATTAAATTATAAAATTTATTACTTACAGCTTCTGAAACGTATTCTTTTTCTTGAAAAGAACATTCTATGTCTTTAGAATACTTGAATATTGTTAGCTCTGTAAAAACTGGAAAACTTATATCAATTATTCCATTTATATCTTGATCTGATATTTTATTCAAAATTTCTGGTAGACAATCTGGGTCTTGCAAAAGAAGAAAAGTTTTTTCTTCTGACAAATTTAATTTTTTAGCGAAGAAATTTATATCTATTTCGGAAACGATCACATTAACTATTACAGTTAATTTTTATTTTTATTAATTAAATGTTGTTGAATAGTCTCAAAATTACGATCAAGTTTTGCTTCGATTCTATCAAAATAAGCTTCAAATGATTCTTTTGTCACATAAGTTGTGCTTACTTTAAGAGCCAAATCAGCTATTTCTTGTTGATGTTTACGACCTTCTGACTCTACTTCTTTTCTTAAAGTTATAAAATCAGAAAATATTTTTTCATTTAGTTTATTTAATAATTCGTCTTGATTATCAATAAGCGAAAATACTCTAGTAAATAACCATCCTCCTAAAAATGTGAGAGCCCCAAGAACTATATTGAATAATGTGCCCATGTCGAAATTCATATATATATTTACACTTGTATTTTATTATTTTTAATTAAAATTACGGTAAAGTAGCATAACCATCATTTGGTATTTTTACTAATTCAAAAGCTGCAGAATGAGGAGGTAAAAGCCTTCTATAATGCTCTAGAATATGTTGATAATATTTACATTCGACTTGTCTAGCCAATCTTTGTAAAATAGCTTCACATTCTTTAATAGTAAGTTGATTTACTTTTTTCTTTTTTTTATTTTCTATCACACTATACAATACACTTTAGACTGTATTATAATTTCATATCGCTAAAATCATCATCAGAAATATCAGTTTTTCTTGCCCCTATTTTATATGCAGAAATTTCCGTTTCTTGTGGTGCCACTTGGACTTTACTACTATCAAGATAACTGTCTAACCATCCAGATATAGGATTATCTTTGCAATTAAAAATTTTCTTATAACCTAAACTTCGTAATCTAGCATCGCAAAGCCATTTTGCATAACCTCCTAAAACTTCAGAATTTAATCCAAGTAAAGAACCATCTTTGAACAAGTACTCTGCCCAAGATATTTCACTCTTAGCTGCTTGTTCATAAAATGCATATATTTTATCTTCACTTTTTTTAACTATAGAAGTAAATCCTTCTTTATCCTCTTCTCTTAATATTTTAATTAAGTTTTGAGTTGTAGCAAAATGTAAAGCTTCATCTCTTTGAATAAACTTAATAATCTTTGCATTACCTTCCATTTTACCTCTATATCCAAAATAAAATGAACAAGCAAAACTCGCATAGAATACAAGACCTTCCATTACATTAACTGAAAGTATGCAATCAAATATTTTTTGTTTTAAATCTTTTTTATCATCATCGCCAAGTATTTTATCAAAATTATTTCTTATAAGCTCTACTCTTGATACAATTTCTTTGTCATCCATTATACTATCAAAAAATTTGCTGGCATCTGGATGTACATTATTAAGTAAATAAGAGTAAGAATAGCTGTGGATTCCTTCAAATCTTTGCCATGTATTCATACAAATTTCAAGTTCTGGATTACTTACATAATCTTTAAGAGAATGGATACTTCTTGAAAGCATAGAGTCTCCAAGAGTTTGGAATTTTAAATTAGTATCAAATACAAATCTTTCTTGACCAGCTAATTCTTTATAATCGCTTCTATCCTTATTAAGAGCTATCTCATGGGGCCACCAGAAGAATTCCTCTTGCTTCTTAAATAATTCAAAGAAAATAGGATACTTAAATTTATCATATCTTTGTAGATTAAGATCTTCTCCAAAGAATAGGGGCTGTTTAGTATGATCTATATTTTTTAGATTTAAAACGCTTTTCATTGATTACAATTTACACGCGCCTGATGAACAATCGCGATCTTCTTTTTGATTTACCAATTGTTCCTTATCGCCATCATCGGTATTATTATAATAAAGGCTAATAAGGCCTAAAGAATATGCTTGTATAATCTCTTTCATGACTTTTGCATCTGGAAGAACATTGTTTTCATAATGAGAATAATTATAGTACACATTAGTTGATATAGCCATGTCAATATATTTTTGTATAATTGCATTTACTTTTAATAATCCAGAGTTATCTTTAAAATCATAAGCAAGTTCGTAATTACCTTCATATTTTCCTATTCCTGGAACTAATACTGGAAGCTTACCCATTTTACTCATTTTATAAGTAATTAAGCTTCTGATAGGTTCAACTCCATTTGTTGAGGATTGAATAACAGAACTGCTTTCACAAGGCATACAAGCAGATAATGTTGAATGTCTTAGTCCATGTTCTTTTATTTCTTTTCTAAGAGATTCCCAATCAAGAGATAATTTTCTTTTACAAATTTCATCTAATTTATCTTTATAAGTATCAATAGGAAGAATACCTTTTGAATATTTTGTATGATTAAATTTTTCACATTTGCTTTTTTCTTTAGATAATTGAAGACTAGCTTTTAAAAGATAATATTGAAAATATTCCATCCATTCATCTAAAACTGATAATGTGTTGTCAGAGTTATATTTTAATTCATTCTTAGCAAAATAAGCTGCAAGATTAGTAATTCCTACTCCTAAACTACGACGTTTTTTAGCAAAATTTTCAGCAGCGATATTAAAATAGTCTTGAAGTTCAATGATTTCATCAAGAAATCTTACGATAAGATCGCAAGTCTTTTCAAGATCTTGCCAGTTTTTAATTTCTAGCATATTGACTGCCGAAAGGATACACATTCCAATTTCGCCTTCTTTATCATGATAATCATTTAATGGAATGGTTGGATGAATAACTTCTGTGCAAAGGTTGCTCATGGTAACTTTATCAGACCAAGCTCCATGTTCATTAGCATGGTCTACATTTAAAATATAAATTCTTCCTGTTTCTACTCTTTCTTTGATGATTAATGAGAAAAGTTTACGAGCAGATACTTTCTTTTTGATTTTTAATTTTTTACTTTCACATTCTTTGTATACTTTATCAAAGTTTTTTGTGCCCCATGATTCGTATAACTCTGGAACTTCTGCATTATTGAATAAAGTTATATCTTCGTCTTTCAAAACTCTATCATAGAATAATTTACTCATACCAACTGTATAATCTAATTTACGAACTCTGTTATCATCTGTACCAGCATTATTTTTTAGTACAATTATATCTTCGATTTCATAATGCCACCATTGAATATTGCAAGTTGCGCTACCGCCTCTTAATCCATTTTGTTGCCAAGCTTTAACGCTACTCTCATAGATTTTTAAGAATGGAATTAAACCAGTATGTACAACTTCACCATTTTTAATAGGAGAACCAAGTGCTCGGATTTTACTTACGTCTATTCCAATACCACATCTATTTGCAGTAGCCATACTAACAGCAGTAGCACTTGCAGTAATACTTTCTCTTGTATCATCTACTCCAATAAGACAGCAACTAGCATAATTTCTACTACTAGTTCTTACTCCAGCCATTACTGGCGTTGGAAGATTAATTTTATGCTTGCTGATAGCATCATAGAATTTGCGTACATAATTTAATCTAGTTTCAACTGGATAATTTATAAAAGCATAAGATGCTATTAATATGTAAGCAAATTGTGGAGTCTCATAAATAATTCCCGTAGTTCTATTTTTAATTAAATATTTATCACATAATTGTTTTATACCAGCATAAGTAAAATTATAATCTCTATCGTGATCTATAAATTCACCAATTTTATTCAATTCATCTTCTGTGTACTTTTGAAGTAGGATAGGGTCATATGTTTTATTTTTTATACCATTTTGTATAAATTCTAAAAGTCTTGGAGCATGCTTGCCTTTCCATACTTCTTTTCTTAATTGATAGTTTAAAAGTCTACTAGCTACATATTGATAATTTGGATTAGATATAGATACAAGATTTGCAGCACTTTCTATTAGTAGTTTATGGATTTCTTTTGTGCTAATTCCTTCATGCAGATTGATTTTTGCATTTATTTCTATATCGGTTAGACTTACTCCAGAAAGATCTTTTATTGCCCAACTTATGATTCTGTGAATTTTTTCTATATCAAATTTTTCTGTTATGCCGTTGCGTTTTTTTACTAAAATATTTTTATTCATAAAGAGACTAAATTCTATATTACAGCGTTCTTATAGATAAGGAAAGTAAAAAACTTTCTGTTATCAACAATAAATTCTTTTTTACTTTTTTAAGTGTATTTTTAGATTAAGTCTGGAAAGATGGTGTAATATTCCTATATGCCAAGAACGCTACAGATTGAATCTATCCGCACCTCTGATACCAGTTACTTTAATAATATTTACACCACTGGTACCAGTTACTTTAATAATATTAACACCACTGGTACCAGTTACTTTAATAATATTGACATCACTGGTAGTACTAAATTAAATTCTGTTGATATTACTGGCGATTTAGATGTTACAGGATTTATTACTGTTGGTATTCCAACTCCTGATGCTGGTGTTAAGATGCAAGTGGTTGGAGTTCTTAAAGCTACTAAATTTTCTGGTGATGGGTCACTTCTTACAGGCATAGTTGGTGAAACTTCTACAGCTGGCAACTTTACTGTTAATAATCTTATTTTTAATCAAATTACTGGAATTACTACTGGTGGTCATAGATTATATACAAATCCGAGTAACACAATTTCTTTATTGCGTAGAATTGATATAATGAATAGCAATGATACTCTTGTTAATACTCAAATGTTTTATGTACCATCAACAGGCAGTCAAGTTAATGTATCTGAAGTGCAATACAAAATTTTAGACGTTGATTTACCAGGAAAATCTGCTTTAAGATTACTGGTTCCAAATGGTATTGTTCTTTCTAGAACAAACGATACAATACAAGCAATTATTGATGCTGCAGGTATTTATGGATCTTTAAATATAAAGATGATAGGTGAAACAGGAACAGCATCAAGTATTCGTATGAGAGATATTGTTAGTATAACTGGAATATCAAGTATTCCTTCTGGTTATGTTAGCAATACATCAAAGATGAATATATATAATATGCTATTTCATAACACTTCATCAAGTGTTGAAACGGTAAAAGTTCATGATGTTCGTAATGTTGCTGGCTCTATCGGAACCGCGAACAGTGGAAATCAGATTCTTGAATTGACTCTATCTGGTGCAGACACATTAATTCTTGGAGAAGAATATAATATGATTTTGAATAGATTAGAAAGTGCTAATGATAGTCTTCAGTTCTCTACAACTACATCTGGCGCTGTTAATCTAATGGTATTCGGAGAGACTGGCATAAATGTTTAAACCATTTAAATTATTTGATATATCAGGAAGTGTTAAAAGTGGCTCAAGTCTTGGAGCAATTGGCGTTAATAGTGTTCTTGGACCATCAGTAAAACAGTATAAGAGTTTAATTTTTAATAGTGGCAGTTCTCAATTTTTGAATAGAACGCCAGCGACAAGCTCAAACGCTCAAACAGCAACACTTTCTGTCTGGATCAAGAGGGGTGTTTTAGGATCGGCATATTATCCAAGAATATTTTGTGCTGGAAACCACATCTATTTATCAACAAGCCAAATGGGGATTCAGGACGATTGTTTGTTTATGAACTCTGCTGGCCTTACAAGCAATTATACTCTTCAGTCAAATCAGGTTTTAAGAGATCCATCAGCTTGGTATCACTTAGTATATGTAATAGACACGGCAAATGCCACAAGCACAGAGCGGCTTAAGATGTATGTAAATGGAGTTAAAGTTACATCTTTTTCTGTCTCAACATATCCAAATCAAAATACACAGACTCATTACAATCAAATGTATGACCACAGTATTGGTGCCTCATCCGTGCCAAGAAACCTGTATTACGATGGATATATTGCAGAAATGCATTGGATTGAAGGCCAAGCCCTTGGTCCAGAAAATTTTGGTTATACTGATAGTATTGGCATTTGGCAACCAAAAAGGTACTCTGGAACATATGGAACAAATGGATTTTATTTGCCACTAAATGATTCTAGTTTTAGTGAATTAATAAGAGATAAAAGTGGCAACGGTAATAACTGGAAATTAAATGGTTATAGTTCTGATGGGATAAATAATTTTGTTGTAAGTGATAGTCCTACTAATAATTATTGCACGCTCAATCCGTTAGCAAAGGGTGGAGACATACAAGCTCCGGCAAATGGAAACCTGCAGGTCACCAGCAGCGGAAGCGGATATGGGTTGATTCTTGGGACAATTGGAATGTCCAGCGGAAAATGGTATTGGGAAGTTACTACCACATCCAATCACTGTGCAACCGGTATAGCCACAAATCAAGCAAATCTTGCAAGTTACGGGGGTGTTGACGCGTATTCCTGGGTATGGGCTTCGTATTCAGGTGGCAGCAACAAAAGAAACAATAACACCTTGTCTTCATATGGTTCAATACTTGCTAATGGCGATATAGTTGGGATCGCCTTTGATGCAGATAACGGTACGTTAACTTTTTACAAAAACAATGTATCTCAAGGCAATGCTTACACGAGTATTGCCGCCGGGACATATTTTCCTGTGGTAGGCGATGATACAATTTCCGCCAACATTGGTCTAACCGTCAACTTCGGCCAACGCCCATTTGTCTACCCCGCCCCCTCCGGCTTCAAGGCCCTCTGCACGACCAACCTGCCCACGCCAGTTATCAAGAAGCCCAGCAGTTACATGGATGTGGTGACGTACACGGGGACGGGAGCCACGCAAACAATTTCGGGGCTTGGCTTTTCCCCTGACCTTCTTTGGACAAAAGGAAGAAACCTCGCTCAAAACCACAATATATTTGACACGCAAAGAAGCGGTAAGAGGCTCCGATCTGACCAAACGTTGCCCGAAGCCTCGACAACCGTTACGCTTGGGGCAAATGGCTTTACGCTAGGAACAGAATCAGAAAACAATAATAACGGATCAACCTTTGTCGCTTGGGCTTGGGACGAGGCTCCGATAGCGGGGATGGATATTGTTTCTTATACTGGTAATGGTTATTCAAATAATATTTCCCATAATTTGGGAAAAGCTCCAGCTATGGTTATTATCAAAAGTTTAACTGGCGCAAGAGGTTGGTATGTTTATCATCAAGGAGTAGGATCATCTCCTACAGATTCTGAATATTATTATCTTCTTTTAAACGGAACCGCATCAAGAACTGTATCATTTTACAACAATTGGATAGGAAGAGGAGCAAGCGCAATTGATATAGGATTACATAATGATGTAGTTGCTAGTGGAGAAAGTTTTATAGCTTACTTCTTCGCCGAAGTCGAAGGCTTCAGCAAGTTTGGAAGCTATACTGGCAACGGGTCGGCTGACGGACCGTTTGTGTATTGCGGGTTTAGGCCGAGGTGGTTGATGGTTAAAAGTAGCTCCGTAAGTTCTTTTGATACTCACTGGAACATATTCGACTCCACCAGACAAGGTTATAACGTTATGGGCCCATATCTTAACGCAAGCACCCCAGGCTCCGAGTCAACCTATCTTGGCTTGGATCTTTTGTCTAACGGGTTCAAACTGCGGAATTTAGGAGCCTCGCTCAATACAAATGCCACATACATCTTCGCCGCCTTTGCAGAACATTCATTTAAATATTCGAGGGCAAGATAATGAGCGATTTCTTTTATATCGATGCAAATACCAAGAGTTATGTTGAAAAAACTAGTCAAGCTAATATTTCAAAAGGATTATATAATAACTATCAGATAGGAAGAAGTTGTATTTTTAATAATAACCAATATTTTACAAGAACACCAAGCGTTAGTGGAAATCTAAAATCATGGACTTTTAGTTGCTGGATTAAAAAAACAATAAATCAATCTGCGCAACAAATTATTACTGGTTGGGATGGAGCATCAACTAGCACAGTGTTACAATTTACAATAGATGATGCGTTGGATCTTTATAATTTTGCAGGAGCATATTATGGAAGATTAATCACTACCCGAGTATTTCGAGACCCATCGTCTTGGTATCATATAGTTGCAGTTTGGGATTCAAATAATTCTATATCTTCAGAAAGACAAAGATTATATGTTAATGGTGAAAGAATAAGATCATTTTCCACAGAATCATATACAGCAGAGACATCTTATGGTATTAATAGAGCTTCTTATGTGCAGTATTTGAGTCATACAAGTCGATTCTATATGACTGAAATTAATTTTATAGATAATCAGTCTTTAGATGCACATAGTTTTGGATATTTTGATAATCAAAGAGATTTTGTTTGGAAACCAAAAAAATATACTGGTTTATATGGTATAAATGGATACTATATTAATTTTGGCGATAATACTAGTTCTTCCACAATCGGAAGAGATTTTTCTGGTAATGGAAATAATTTTTCAATTAACGGAGGAATGGATACTAGTAATATATTTGTTGATAGTCCAACCAATAATTATCCTACTTATAATCTATTAAGTAAAAATTCAGCAATTACATTATCAAATAATAATATAGTTTTAGTTTCTACAAATAATCGTGCTCAAGGCACAACTTTTGCTATACCAAGAACTGGAAAATGGTATGCTGAATTTACTCCATTAGATTCTGTTGGAGTAGGAGGAACTTTTGCTGTAGGAGTTATTGGAGTAGATACTAATTTTATTGGCGGTAGTATTAGCATGATAACTACTACTAGTGGCATACAAACTATTGCATATATAGATAACGCAAATAGAAATGTTAATGGCACAATAGGATCTTCTGGCGGAGCAACATATGGACTCAATGATGTTATTGGCGTTGCTGTGGATGCAGATAATGGATCTGTTAGTTTTTATAAAGGTAATTCTTTACAATTTACTGTTAGCGGATCATCTTACACAACTTATTCTGGTAATTGGATGTTTGGTGCAGAAGCATCAGCAAATAGCAAAAAAGTTCAGTTTAATGCTGGCCAAAGATCTTTTACATATACTCCACCGTCTGGATTTAGAGCTCTTTGCACGACCAACCTGCCCACGCCAGTTATCAAGAAGCCCAGCAGTTACATGGATGTGGTGACGTACACGGGGACGGGAGCCACGCAAACAATTTCGGGGCTTGGCTTTTCCCCTGACCTTCTTTGGACAAAAGGAAGAAACCTCGCCCAAAGCCACAATATATTTGACACGCAAAGAAGCGGTAAGAGGCTCCGATCTGACCAAATGTTTCCCGAAGCCTCGACAACCGTTACGCTTGGGGCAAATGGCTTTACGCTAGGAGCAGAATCAGAAAGCAATAATAACGGATCAACCTTTGTCGCCTGGTGCTGGGATGCCGGCAGCTCCACCGTATCCAACACACAAGGCTCCATCACTAGTCAGGTGAGGGCTAACATCAGTGCGGGGTTCTCGATTGTTACCGCGACGTGTGCAGGTGGCACAAATTCCTACGGTCATGGGTTGGGCGTTAAGCCTGCAATGTACATTGTTAAAAACCTATCAAACTCTCAAAACTGGCAAATTTGGCACCAAGGATTGAGTAATGAAACAATTGCGTATTTACAGTTCAACGTTTTTGGAGAACAAACGTATGCAACCATGTGGGCAGCGTCCACCTCGACAACATTTTCTTTGGTGGGAGATGGTCCAGTTGTCGTCGGCAATAACTTTGTTGCTTATGTATTCGCCCCAGTAGCCGGGTACTCTTTTTTTGGCAGTTACACCGGCAACGGGTCGGCTGACGGACCGTTTGTGTATTGCGGGTTTAGGCCAAAACTTATTATTGGGAAAAGAGTTGATGCGATGGAAAACTGGATTATTTACGACACATCGAGAGATTCTTTTAATGTTGCTTCTGCTCAATTACAACCAAACGGATCTATCGCTGAATTTACTGGAAATGCGCTAATAGACTTTAATTCAAATGGATTTAAGTTTAGGTCAACAAATTCATTTAATGGGAATTCTGCTGGCGGAAAGCACATCTTCGCCGCCTTCGCCGAGACTCCTTTAAAATATGCTCTTGCTCGCTAAAGTGTAAATATTTTATGAGTGATTTTAAATATATAGTACCGCCAAATGAGCCAAAAATAATAAGATCACCAGGAGAAGTTGGTATTGCTCCTACAATTACTGAACCTATAAATAATAGTTGCTCTTTTAATGGATCAAATCAATATTTAAGTAGAACTTTTACTTCTGCTGGAAGTTCAACTACTGCAACTCTTAGCATGTGGTTTAAGAGAGGAAACATTTCAAGAACAAATTATGGAGATATGTTATGGCACAGTTACAATACTGGAGTTGGTAACTCTCCTGGAAATTATAATATTTTCTTTATTGCAGGTACCTCTACTGGCAATACAGATCGTTTAGTATTTCATTTTAGGTATAATGTTTTTTATTCTAATCAAGTTTTTCGTGATCCTAGCGCTTGGTATCATCTTGTAGTAAATTGGGACAGTTCAAATTTAGCTCAATCTGAAAGATTTAGATTTTATGTTAATGGAGTCCGAGGTACATTTATTACTGATCCAACTTTTTCTTTAAATTACTCTTGGGAAAGTGCTTTTAATCTTGCAATACCTCATATTATAGGTTTTTACTTTCATGGTTTTGATTATTATTTGGATGGATATGTTGCAGAAACTCATTTTATAGATGGTCAAGCACTTCCTCCAACAGCTTTTGCTACCGCTAGTAACCGCACAAATACTTGGGTTCCTAAAAGATATCTCGGTACTTACGGAACAACAGGATTTAATTTAAAATTTAATAATTCGGCTGCACTCGGAACAGATAGTTCTGGGAATAATAATAATTGGACTCTTAATAATATGAGTTCATTAAATCAAAAGAGTGATAGTCCTACTAATAATTATTGCACCTTGAATCCGCTGGCCAAGGGAAGCGTAATAACACTTGCAAATGGAAATTTAAACTTAACTCAAGCAAATGTTTGGAATGGAGTCCTTGGGACAATGGCAGTTTCAAGCGGAAAATGGTATTGGGAGCTTACTTATGGCGGTGGGACGGCCGGTATTGTTGGAGTTGCAACAAATTTATATGATATATCAACCGAACCCGGAATAGCATCAACAGCTTGGAGATACAGGTCGGACGATGGTACAAAGAGAAATGGTGGTGGGTCTTCTAGTTCCTATGGTGAGCCATGGACAACAAATGATGTTATAGGCATTGCGCTAAACATGGATGCTGGGGAGATAACATTTTACAAAAATGGCGCTAGTCAGGGCGTAGCTTTTTCAAATCTTTTGAGCAATACCGTCTTTCCTGTTGTTGGTGTCTTCCAATCGGCTGGAGCAACAGTCCTCAACTTCGGCCAACGCCCCTTCGCCTACCCCGCCCCCTCCGGCTTCAAGGCCCTTTGCACGACCAACCTGCCCACGCCAGTTATCAAGAAGCCCAGCAGTTACATGGATGTGGTGACGTACACGGGGACGGGAGCCACGCAAACAATTTCGGGGCTTGGCTTTTCCCCTGACCTTCTTTGGACAAAAGGAAGAAACCTAGCCCAAAGCCACAATATATTTGACACGCAAAGAAGCGGGAAGAGGCTCCGATCCGACACAACTGGCGCAGAGGCATCCACAACAGTAACTCTTGACTCGTCTGGGTTTACGCTAGGAACAGAATCAGAAAACAATAATAACGGATCAACCTTTGTCGCTTGGGCTTGGGACGAGGCTCCGATAGCGGGGATGGATATTGTCAACTATACGGGTAATGCGACGAGCAGGACGATTGCTCATAATCTTGGGGTTGCGCCAAAGATGATAATCGTAAAAAACAGAAATTTTTCTGGGGCAACTAATTGGTGCGTTTACCATTCATCTCTTTCGTCTCCTCAAAATTCAGTGTTTTTGGATGTTCCAGACTCACAGGCGAGCTATCCAAACGTATGGAATAGCACTGCGCCGACAAGTTCGGTATTTAGCGTTGGAACAAATTTGTCTTCAAATGGCAATGGAAATAATATGATCGCTTACCTCTTCGCCGAAGTCGAAGGCTTCAGCAAGTTTGGAAGCTATGCTGGCAACGGGTTGGCTGACGGACCGTTTGTGTATTGCGGGTTTAGGCCGAGGTGGGTTATGCACAAGCGCACAGATGCCGCAGACACGCTTGGATGGCTTATTTATGACAGCGCAAGGGATAGCTTCAATGTTGGGAAGAATTATTTAGTCTCGAGAATCCCTAATACTGAAAACTTTGGTGGATCAACCGCTACTATTGATTTTCTTTCTAATGGATTTAAGTTAAGACTAGCAGGAAATGACGGCAACGCAACCGGCGGTACCTACATCTTCGCCGCCTTCGCCGAAACACCCTTCAAATATGCAAATGCACGCTAAAGGAGTGTAATATATTATATGCAAAAACTATATGTTTATATATCTTCAAATGGTAGCATAGGAGAACCTCATTATAGAGAAGAAATTGAAAATTGGGGATTAATATCAAAAAATTTTGATGGTGGTTATGTATTAAGAGAATTTTATGATAATCAATTATTTAACGACCCATCTAAAGAATCAGTATCTTTTAGTCATTATGAATTAACAGAAAAAGAATGCTATAAAATTTATAAAAAAGATGAAATTAGTTATGAAGGAAAATTAAATTATGTTTTGAATAAAAGAAGAGAGAATTATCCTCCTCTTGGTGAATTTGCAGATGCTTTTGTAAAAATGCAAAATGGCGATAGTTCTCAGATGAATTCTTATGTAGCAGCCTGTTTAGAAGTTAAAACAAATAATCCTAAGCCAGTTATACCGGTTATTGAACCAGCGCCACAATCTATTGTAGAACCTACTCCAGAATCTTAAACTTTACTATTTCTTAATATACCAGCTATATAGCTGTCTACTTGATGATTTGAAGCTATTTCAATTGTAGATTTAATATTATCTTCATTCTTATCTACTGGATTTTCTACATAGCTACTTGCACTTTCAATCCATTTATCTGAATTTTCATTAACAATAATCATTTTTGTAATATCGTCTATGATGGATTTTTGTTGCTTATTAAGTCTCTTAATTTTAAATTTTTGCTTAACTAAATCTGTCACATGGTCTTCTAACAAAGAAGCTAATGCGAAATTATCTGTGACTTTTTTAGAACTAAATTCAGCTTTGGATTGTTTTCCAGTACCAACTGGAGAAATATTTTTAGATGTTTGAGATATGCCATTTGTACCGCTAGGTCTTCCAGATTGAGACTGATTGCCGCCAATTACTGGATTGTAATATCCTTGATCACGAAATTCTTTGTATTTAACTTGGCTCTCAAAAGAAGATTCTGGATCTGGTAATCTACCAGTTTCAATAGCTTTAAGACCTTCTTCTGGCGTCAATACTCCAAGCTCAACTAATCTATTATATATTCTAGCATATTGAATATCATCTTTAAGATCAATGTCTTCAAAGTATGGAGTGGGATAATTTTTAAATCCTAAACCTTTACTTATTCTTACAATCTCTGGAAAAAGAAACTCATTAATAAATGCTTCTCTAGCTTGTTTTAATCTTTCAATAAATACTTGAACTTTAATGCTAGTATTTGCAAATTTTTCACTTCCAATTAAAATATTATTTAATCCAATTTGAATATCTTTATCAATTACTTCATATTTTTTAGGATCAAGAATATCTGCAATAGCAGGAATAACAAACTCTGCTTTTGTTGTATAGTCTGCTATAAGAACTCTGCCAACGCTTTCATTTTGAAACAGAGATTGCATAGCTTCAAGATTTTTTTGATTAACGCCGCCTTTTTCTGGATCTGTTCCCATAGTAACAAGAAGAATTGCTTGTTGAGTTGTTCTTGTAACTGCCATATCCATTTTACGCATCTCAGCTTTAGCATTAATATCTTCAAGCACAGGATATCCCATTGGAACAGCAAATGGTTCATAATCTTGTTTCTTGTAGAATACAGCTACAAGTCTATGAGTATCAAGAGGCATAGTAGCTGTACTAGTTTTCTTTTGAATGTTGTCTTTTACTTCTTGAGGAAGAGAATCATAGACTTCTTTATCTTCATCTGTTCTTGGATGACGAAGTCTTTCTAATTCATAATCACTTAATACTTTATAAAATCTATTTGTAACAAAACTTATATTACCGCCAATTTGAATATCAGCAGGATTAATAATTATATATCTAGCAGGAAGAATAACAGAAGCAGCTTTACTAACTCCAAAGGTTTGAGTAATTTTAATTAAATCATCTTCTTTAATGTTAGTATCAAAGCGATATATAAATACATTTCCAGAGCGATAGTATTCGCGAAAAAATTTATCTTGGAAACTCCATAGATTAATTTTATCAAATAATGCTTCAAAAAAATCACGACTCTTTTGGCTACCGCCTTTAAAATATATTTTGCTACTGCTAAACTCTGTCATTAAATCAACTGTGTTTCTAAATATAGCAAAATTATAATAGCATTTTTGACATAAAATAACAGCGTCTCTTATGTCCATATTAGAAGCACTATAAATATTGTTAGCTGCTCTATTAAATGGTATTAATCCATTCGATATATTAGAGTATTTATCTGTTCTCTCTATAGTACCAGCTCTGTTTCTACGAGCTTTATCACTAGCTTTTATTTCTTTAAATCCAGATCCAGCCATAAGAGGCTCTGTGCTAGTAGTAAAGTTAGTTAGTTTTGGGTTATTTTCGTCTTTTTTAGCCATTTTTAGTTATTTTTAAAAATTACACCTATTTATAACATTATAGGTCTAAATGTTTCATTTTCAACTTTATCTTGTACTTTAGCCATATCAAAGAAAATTTTACTTGCCCAATTTCCCAACATAAGAGCTGTATATCTGTCTTTTCTAGCTCTGTGTGCGCTGGTATTTCGTTTAAGGTGTTGAGGCAAATCAAATGATTGGATTCCACGGCTTGTACTTCTTACTTCTATAAGATTGCATTCCTTTTTAGTACCATATATCATATCATCTTGATTTTCCACAAAATCTATCAAATTATCAAAACCAGTTGTTTCAATATTTAGATTCGAACCCGTGACTCTTCCAAAAGCTTCTCCATTAGCACATATACGGCTAGCAAACCATATCTTTTTATGATCTATAGATGCTTGTAGATATTCATTTCCTTTGCGTATGAAATCAGTAGTAAACATCTGTTTAAAACAAATTCTTTTTGTTTCTTTATTGTATTGTCTTTTTGCATCTTTAATCATGCGATCATACTCAACGCTTTCAGTATCAGAGTTAACTTCAAAGAATTTTAATTCTATTCCAGACTTGCGGAATAATTCATTTTCATTTGCAGAATCAATAAACTGATAACCTGCATTATCAATGATAACCATATCTACATTAAAGTTTGTCATAAGATAATGAAAGTATATTATATGATTCTTTAAATCTCCACCAGCTACAGCATAAGAATGTACAAGTATGCCATCTTTCTTTTCTTCATCCAATTCAATAATACTCATAGCAAAATAATCTGAGCTTGGACTATTACTAAAACTAGGATCAATAGCGAGTATATATTTTTTATCTTTATCGCCATAAATTTTTGAAGTAGGAGAATCACCATCTGGTATAGTACATTCATGCATTTTTTTAGCTGAAAAATAACTATCACTACCATCTGTAAATTGAGCGCAATATTCTCTAAGAAATCCACTATGACTTAAGCCACCAGCTTGAGCTTCTTCAATAATTGTTTTATCAACCATTTCTTCTGGCAAAGCTTCGTATCCCATTTGGCTTACAAAGTATGTAGCATCTTTAACCGCTTCTTCAGAATAAATATTTGCAATCCACTCTTTGTATGTCTTGTAAAGGTTCTCGAATGTATAACTAGCAGAAGATAATGCTATCATCTTTGATTTATTTGGAAATACCATTCTGTCTTCTTCTTTCATTATACCTTCCTGTATAAGTTTATCTTCCATTTCTCTAATTTGAATACGCTCTTTCATATTCTGTGGCGCTACTAAGAATGGCATCAATACATTTTTAATGATATCTTCTGGTATAAGTAAAAACTCGTCAAGCACAAGAACATTAGCTCGAAAACCTCGGACTTTTTCACCATTGAGAGGAATAGCCACAATATTACCGCCATTAATCTCCCATTCAAATAGATCGTTTCTTTTGCTTTTAATACCAAAAGCTTGTTGTAGTAATTGAGCTTCTTTGCTATTAACAATTTTTTCTAAGTTAGTAAAAATATTTCTAGCTGTTCGAAATGTTGGACCAGCAATTAATATTTTTGAATTAGGTTCAAATATGCATTGTAAGAAACAATATACGCTTGCAATAAATGATTTAGAACATCCTCGGCCCCATACGCACATATTAAAATTACGATTAAAAAAAGCTTTTAAATTAACTTCTTGATAAGGAGATAATTTTATTCCACTAATTAACTCCGTAGTTAATCCTAGATTTGCTCTTAAAAATTTAGCTAAACTTACTTTAGCTTCTTTATCCAGCATGGGCCCTTTGATTTGCAATAACTGTTTATTGATGTCTATTAAATCTTTTCTAATATATTTTTCTGGACAATGCCACATACTAAATTATACCCAGATCAACTAATAATTGCAAATCATATTTTTTATGAAAGCAATTGCCAGTCAATATTTTGACAAGCAATTCAGAAGCCTTTCTTCTGCCATCAGCAAATACAAATTGTATATTATCATATCTTTGATTTAATTCTCTTACTCTATGAAATATAAACTCTGGAGTAGCTTTAATCTTTTTGGATATATGAGGTAAATAATTAAATGAGAGAGAATCTGCTAAAGACTCTTCAATTAGTATTACAAGGTAGTAATTAGCGTTTTTAGCTCGTTCTATCTCATTATTAAATCTATCGTAACCTGCACTCATAGTGCCGATGAAATCAGATAAATTCTTTCTTTCTATAGCTGTAAAGCAACACTTTTCAATATCATTTAATGTATAGTCTCCAAAATCTAATTTAACTACTTGTTGCTGATATCTAAATCTTAAAGGATTTTGCTCTCTAGTATCAATCATTATTTGATATTTGTCAGATTCTTCAAATTTTAACTCTTCATTATTATATTTTTGAAATTTATTTTTCAAACCAATATCTTCACATATTTTATAATAATTTAATTTATATTTATTAAAAGTAACAATGGAGGGCATAATTAAAGACCTTAATTCTACTTGAGTTGGAGAATAAATAAGATTCTTTCTTTCTTTTCTTTTAAGCAGTAAACCTTTTAGAAACTCTTCTAACTTTTCTGGTTCTAAATTTTTTACATAAGCTTTTAGATTATTTTTATTATTAAAATCATCTATAAAATATTGATCTTTATTTTTAAAATTAATCATCTCTCCAGACAAAATGTCATGTCTTGGATAATACTTTTGATAATATTTTGCAGTAGTTATTTTATGAGCTTTTAAATGCAGATGAAGAAATTTATCTACTGCAAAAATTTCATTACAAATTTTACATTCAATTTGCATTTCAGCCGTTCAAGACTTCATCCTTAGATATACCCATAATTCTAGCTTTAACTTCATCTATGGTACTTAGTCTTTCTACTTCTTTAGCAAGCAATTCTTTACGCATCTCTGCTAATCGGATCATTTCTTTTCTACTTTCTTCTTCTTTCCAAAGTTCAACAAGATTTAATATTGATGCATTTTCTTTTACTTGCCTACTTAATCTTTCGCTTCGTTTTACTTTAAGATCGCTTAAAAGTTTCTGTTGTCTAGTAACAGATTGATTATATTCATTTCGAGCAGTGCTAATAGCTTCTACGAGAGACATTGAAATTCTATCTCCAGATTCTACAGCTTGATCAAGTTGTAACTGAAGAGCTTGGATTGTTTCTTGTATATTAGATGATATAACCACCTCTGTAGCAAGAACAATATATTGATCTACTTCCTCTTGAGTAAGATCATTTTTATCAAAAGTGTATCTTATAAAACTACTCTCAAATAATTCTCTTTCACTTTCGTCCTGATACGTATTAATTTGATGTAAAAAGCGATACGTATGAAGATATCCAATTAAAGATTGTATATCTCTTTTTTGTTTTCCTGTTAATTTAGCCTCATCAATACCTTCATGAACATATTTATTAATTCTAGCTAAACATCTATTTTGGGTTGTTGGAGGTTTATAATTTCCTTCTGGTATTTCATTAGGATTAGAATATACTATTTTAGTATCTAAAGTTTTAATATATTCGCCCACAGTTCTTGTTTCTTGGTTTAAATTTGTAAGATCATTATTTTTAAATATTATTCTAGCCATCTCTACAGCTGTCATTGTGGAGCAATTATTACTTACATATTCTTTTTGCTCTTCAGTAAGCTCAATTAATCCTTTAGCTTCATATTCATGGCTTTTTTTTGGAATGATCTGTCTTGAAGCAAGATAATTTTTAATTAATTTGCCTTGCTGACTTCGACCATCAAATCCTTCTCCAAATATTAATTTAGTTAATTCTGCAAGAGAAGGAGGATTAGAAGGTCTAGAATTCCATTCATCAAGAATTTTCTTTTTATGATCATCTGTTAAAATTACATCATTCATTGAATGTCTATTTCATCGCTATAAATATATTTTTTTACTTTTGTCATTATAGTTTTTTTAATATTCTGTACTTGCTTATATCCAGGAGCACGATTTTTTTCATTAGTTTTGTAACCCATGCTTGCAGCGACTTGATCTTCATCCTTGTGTTCAATATATAAAAGTTTATATACTTTCCATTCAGTTGGTTTTAATACTTGCTGCATTTTACGATGGATGTTATTTGCACTCTCTTCAATATTAATTTTACCATCTTGCATCTCATGAACTTCTTTAGTATGATTTTCTAAAGCGAGTGGTAATTTAGTATCATGCGCGTTCTTCTTATTCTTTTCCCAAGCAGCATAAAGTGGACAAGCATTACATTGTTTGCCATAAATATTACAATGTTCCTCATTTTCTGCAGCTGCACACTTTAAACATGGACGAGAATAATTTCCGTAATTATTACGAATAAGATTTTTGATTTGATTACTAACAATTCTATTAATCCAAGGAGCAAGTGGCTGTTTTGGATCATACATATTCCATTTTTTATGTATATGTATTCTTAAAATTTGTGCAACATCATCAAAGTCCATCCAAGCAAGTGATGTTAAATTCCACTTATGCTTTCGCTTGTAGATTTCAGTATTTATTTCGTTGAATTTATTTTCAAATGTTGGTTTTTTCACGCATCTTCTGGTTCTTCATCAGAAGCTTGATAATTTTGATTTCCTCTGCGTAAAGTACCTGCTTCTTTTTGAAATTGTTTTAGAAATTCTTCTTTAGAAAGATTTTCATCTGTCTGCCTAAAATCAATATTAACCTTTTCCCCTTTAGCTAAATCTTTTAGTTTTTCGCCTCTAGGTTTTTGTATTTCTATATCCCAATTTAAATTGCTGACTCTTGGTCTAGACTCTTGAATAATTTTTATTTGCGGTTGTGCACTAATTTGTACTTTTCCAGAAGCTATATTTGCTCCACATTTTTGACAAAAATTGGGTTTAACATCATTATATTGGATTAGATTACCGCAATTACTACAATATATTTTTGGCATATGTAAGATTATAGGTTCTAAATATACTTTTTTCTAATTTTAAACTTTATTTACGTGTACTGTTCTTGGCAGATAGTTCTTCAAATTTTTCAATAATATAGCCAAGAATATCATTTCTCATAATATCATCTGTACCAAATTTAAATGTATATATTCCCTTATCTTTACTTTTCTTATCATCAAATAAATTATATATATTTTCAAAACCACTATTTTTAATATCTGATTGTCTAATGTCGCCAATTAGTATTAATTTACTAAATCTACCCATTCTCGTAGTTATTAATAGTAGATCATGTATACTTAAATTTTGAGCTTCGTCACATATTATATAACTGGCATTTATGCTTAATCCTCTAAGGAATCCTACGGGAAGACCCTTTACTCTTTCTTCCCTTAATAATCTCTCAACTTGTTGTTTTGGCAATAATTCATGTAATTTATCCATTAATGGTTGTAAATATGGGTCTAACTTGCTATGCAGATCGCCTTTTAAAAATCCAAGATTGTGGGTAGAACTCTCTACTGGATTACGTATATAGAAAATCTCGCCTATTTTCTTATCACTAAGGGTTTTTAAAGCAGAATATACAGATAATAAACTCTTAGCTGTGCCCGCTGGTCCCTTACAGAATACGACTTTTGTTTCTTTATTCTGTATTAATTCTATGAATTTTTTTTGGTTATGAGTCCATTGTAATTCGCGAACATCTAAAAAACCTTCAATTTTATCTCTTTGAGGAACTATTGGCGACTTGTCTTGTGACTTTTGCTTGTGTTTTTTAGACATTAAACTTTATATTCATATTTACACGAAATACTAAATAATGTGTAAATAAATTAACGATGGCATTTTTAAACGCTAACATACCCCCGATTGAATGTTTTGTTCGCGGAAATTACTTAAGAAATCAAAAGGATTCTCACGATAAATATTTTTCATGCCTAATCTTTGGAGTCACTAGTCTGCCAAGTCAAGTACCACTTTTTAATTTTTTGATGGAAGACGGTGGGATTTGGTGGCATGCACCTATTAGTGCGTTTTGCACAAAAGAAGGAACACTAGAGCAAGATCTTCATGAATTAGAACTATGGGATAGTTTTAGCTATCATATAGCCGTAACAAAATTCTCATTATTACAAAATAAAAAAATTAAATTTTTAGCTAGAAGTGGCAAAGAATATTTAGGAACCTATTTATTTACTTTAGATTGGGCTCATAGTGATTTCAATGAACTCAATTTTGGATTTAGTGAAAATCCTGGACAACATAAATGTGGGCATGTAATACAATTAGATAATGGTAATTTTGGAATACAGCCTAATAATAGAATCAAAGTATATGATCCAAATTATGTTACAAAACAAGGCCAAAATTTAATAGAGCGTAAAGTCAATAGTGAGATTTATACCGTAGAGAATTGCCCAAAATGGGTAACAGAAGATAATGATAACTATGAGTATAAAATAGAGGAGGTAAAAGAATGAATAAACAAATCAAAGTAACAAATAAGAATATTAAAGAAGGCGAATTAGCTAATCCAGAAAATTGTGCAATAGCTCGTTCTCTTAAAGATAATATTCGTAATCTAAAAACTGTTTCTGTTTTAGCAGATCACATTAAGATTAGTCTTAATAATGGTAAATCTTATCATGCTGAAATCCCAAAAGAAGGAACAAATTTTATCAAAAGATTTGATAGAGGACAAGCAGTAAGTAAGCTAGAATTAGATTTAAATTTTGTTTAAATTTAATCCTTAAACATCTCTGGATGTTTTTTGCCTTTACGCTTTTTGCTCCAGTCATCCCAATACTTCTTCTTGACTGGATCTTTTCCGTACATCTTTTTCCTAGCCTCAGATAATTCTTTGCTCTGATCAAAAAGATCTCCTAAAGTACCTCTCTTATTCTTGGTCTTTTCTGAAAATGTTTTAGAATCTGTTGATGAATCCATCTTTGTATCTACGCCCATCTGTGGGACAGTATATACTCTAAGCCATTTAACTCCTTTGTTATCAATATACTCATGGACATCATGAATACTTTGAATAATACTTTTAACTTCTTCAGTATCTGGATTCTGATAGAGATACTCAGGCATAACTTAATATGGAGTCAACCATTTTTTGATAAGTAAATTTATTTTGTAATTTTAAACCAGCTTGATTTACTCTATTAGATTTAACTCTTTCTACAGCTTTATCACAGGCGGAAAGGAATTCATTATGATTAAAATCAAAGATATTGCCTTGATTATATGGAGTACCTTTCTTAAAGAACAGGTTGTCATAAGATTGAATTTTACCGCTGGGATTTACTAGAACAGAATTTTCTTCATTAGCCCAGCTTTTATATGCATGAGCATTTAATATAACTCCATGCTTACCCAAGCATAGACTATTAAACTCTGGCAATCCCCAACCTTCGCCTCCACTCATGCCAATAATAACATCTGCTGAATTTAGATAATCATTATAAATGCTATTTGTAGGCATAAAGCCCAAGAAGTTAATATTGAAAAACTTCTGATTTTCTAAAATAGATGCAATTAGCTTCTGTTGATCCTCTGGTTTAATAAAGTGATTATAGATAGAGCAATTTAAATAGTAATCTTTTTTATTACCATATTTACTTGCCCAAGATTTAATTATTTTTGCATGATGCTTTCTTCTTTCCAATTTACCAACTACATTAAAAGTGATTCTGTCATTAAGAACTTTAGCAGTATCCTTTACGGAAAAACTATGAGAATCAAACGCTAATGGTAGATAATCAACATTTAAACTTCCACTATCTTCAAAAACTTTTTTCGTATATTCTGATGATACTAATACCTTGTGATTATTCTTTAGAATATTAATCTCTTCTGCGGTTGGAGAATCAAGCTCGTAAAATGATAAAAGAATTTGCTTATCACTATAAGACTCAAAAGATCCATTGATATGCCATAGTTTAAATATAGGATTTGATCTTTTGTGATCTTTTAGAGATTTATTAATACAATTCTGTATCCACTGTGAAAAATCAGAATCTACATTATAGACGCCAAGATCTGCTTGATTACCAATTAAAAATAGGCAAGGCTCCAGTTTTCTTCTGTAGAATTCTCTAAGAATACCAACTGAAACCTGCCCGAAACTTACAGCATTAACAGGTAAATGTAATGCTAAGTTTTTGCTCACAGAATATCTTCGTCTTCAAATTCCGATACAGTAACTGGTGCTTTCTTTTGAACAAGTTTTACTTGATTCTTTACTGGAGCTTTTGTTGAATCTTCAGAAGAAGTATTTCTTGGCTCAGATAGATATACTCTAAAATCTGGAGCTTTCTCATTATCCTTTTTACTCTTATTAGAGAAAACTATAACCTTAACTTCTTTTTGAGTACCAAGCTCATCGACTTTAATATATCCACTTAGATATGTTTGGGTCGCGCTCTTTCTCTTCCAAAGAGCACCTAGTTCTAACTTCGACCAATCAGTTTTGTTATTTTCTTTCATTTATTTTGTATCTCCTTATTTTTAAATTCTATCAAACAAATCCTTACTTGTCAATTTATTTTTTAATATTCGAACGCCTTTATTATGAAGATTGATTGCATTTTGAGTGCTCATATTCATTCTTTTACCAATTTTAGTCCACGTCTGATTCAAATCTGTTTCAAAATAACGCATATTAAATATTTTTGATATTCTTCTATCTTTTAATTGCTGCAGCAATGAATTGATATATTCTCTTAATTCGTTTAATTTTTCATTGTTATTATCTTTAGGTTGCGCTTTATCTATGATAAATTGAAGTTCAGGATAATTCATATATGTAAGATCTTCTTTTTTATTGATAGCGTTTAAACATTGATATCTTATTTGATTAGCTAACCAAGTAGAAAATTTAGTTTTTTTATTATTTTTGAAAGACTTAATAGTTCTATATATTATATAATCTTTTTGCTGATATATTTCATTTACATCTATATTTTTAATATTAAAAGATGCAATATATTTTTTATATATTTTAAAACATATCGGCGTATGTCTATTTATTAATATCTTTAAACTATCTTCGCAGTTTTCTTTTTGGACTTTTCGTACTAAATATTTATCAGTTTTATTTTCTAAATTTTGCATAGTATTTTATAAACCCTTTTACATTTTCATTAAGATGATTATCATCTAAAGCTTTATGATTGGGTTCTACAGTATTCCATCTTATAGAATAATCAGCTTTAGTTTTTAACTTTTCATTATTAATAGATTCTTCTTCGTTAGCAGGTGGAATTTCATCATTTCCAAACATCCGAGTAATATGTACTAGCGCCCCATTGTTTTGCTCTTTCAACCAAAAGAACTCATCTTTTGGGTAAATGTCATATCTTACATCTGTAACAACAGGAATCTTATCACTCCTTAATATTTCATTAATTTTCTTTTGAGCTAAGCAAGTCCAATAAGTTCCTTCAGTTTGTTGTCTTTTTATTTTTCCGTATTCTACCATTAAACCACGAATTAGGTTTTTTTCTTTTGTATCGTCTGTAAATACAGATATTCCTATTTTAGATTTCAAAAAATCATCTAAGTCTTTTTTTAATTCGAAAGCTAATGCAACTTGTTCTACTTCCGGAATATATTTTTTTAATATATTAAAGAACGTATCTTTGCCAGATCTTGCACATCCAGAAACCCCAATAATTTTATTTTGCATTAGTAGTATATACTACCACATCTTTTAGACTTTGTCAATTACATTTTCATTTCCTTGGTTAGTTGTTGTATTTAAAGAAGCTAAAAATATTAAATTTCTTATATCTTTTTCATTAATATTTCTGGTATCACAATAATCTCTTTTATCTTTTATCTTATCGCAGAAATCATTTATAACTTTGCCTATCATATTACAAGTAAAACCACTGAGAGTAATGTTTTGATCAAATGAATTTAAAGGTTTTTTTAATATATAAATTCTTTTTTTATTATAGTTATGAGATTTTACAAAATCATTCTTCTCTAGATCTTCTAAGGCCAGTATAAAAGCTATCTTATCTTCATCTGGAGTTTCGGATATTTGCATCAAGTCTCTGTAGTCTTCTTCCATGCAAAAAGACTCTTTTTTATTGAAATGTTCTATAATCTTATTTGCAGCCTCAACAATAGTCATCCAGTTATATTATATAAAAATACTTGCATTTTTATAATAAAAATGTTAAGATATTTAAATATGGAAGCTCTATCGAATATAATATTATTTAGTATATTTCTTTACTTAATCTTAAACAACTGTAGGGGTCTTAATGGAAAATAGAATATCATTTGATCAAATGGCAATTAAGATAGCTATTACTGCATCTAAAAGATCAGAAGATCCTCATAAGAAAGTGGGGGCTTGTGTATTAGATAAAAATGGCAGAGTACTTGGAGTTGGCTATAATGGGATTAGGACTGGTCATACGAAAGGCCAAGATTTTTGGAGTGATAGGGAGAATAGAAGAAATTATATAATTCATGCTGAAGTAAATGCCCTAGCTAATGTTGATATTCATAAGGCATATCTTTTAGCTGTTACTCTTTTACCTTGCCCAAGTTGCGCTAATATGATAGCATCACACAATATTTCAAAAGTTTTATACTTAGAAGATTACGAAAGAGATTGCATATCTAAAGATGTATTTAAATTTCACAATATTAATTTAATAAAATATGAATCCTGAAATTAAATTTAAAAGATTATACGACAAAGCAAAAAATCTTACAGAAGATCATGATGAATTTATATATTCTATATCTAGTGCTGAAAGATGTTATATTCCACCAGGAGAAAGAAAACTTATTAAAACCTTTTTAGAGATAGAGGTTCCAGAAGGATATTTTGGTTTGGTACAATCTAAAAAAGATTTATATATTAAAAATGGACTATATGCATTTTCAGAAATTTTATTACCATCTGATAAAAAAGAATTGGAATTAGCGGTAATGAATGTTAATATACCTAAAGGTCCAATTATGATGTCAGATCATGAAAGATTTTTTGGAGAAAAAACTAAAATTGATATTTATGTCGGAGATAGAATTGCTTGGCTACTTATATTTCCTATAACAAAATACTCAATAAAAGATACAACATGAAATATATATTATTATTTTTAATATTTGTAAATTCTACTTTTGCGCAATATCAAGAAGCTTATATAACAAGAACAACATCTACAAATAGCGTTTTTCCTCGACAATTTCCATCAATGACTATTAGAAAGATGAGCGACAAGGAATATTGGATATTTGAATCTTTTGGTACAAACACAATTTTTCATAGACAATTTCCAACTTATATCGTTCGTAAAGAAAACTATGGAATCAATCATCCAAATCAAAAATGGGGAGTTTATAGAACTACAAGTACTAATAGCGTTTTTCCTAGACAATTTCCAGATAGATATATTTCAGCTTTAGAACCCGCAGAAGAAAAACCCACAGATAAACTAATCTATAATCATACTTCAATTGAGCCTAGACAACAAAATATGAAATCAAGCGCAATAGAAGGCTCTAGCTATACATATTCAAAATCATTAAGACGAGATACCAAGCCGTCTTATAATCCAGAAACACCAGAATGATTCTTGACGCAATTTTGGCATCTTTCTTTATATCTTTCGTTTTATTAGTGTGGTTTCAGACAAATGTTTTTGTTGAATATTTTTTCTTTTTACCAATTGTTAAGCAATACAAAAAAGCTCAAAATGCTGGAGTTGTAAGTTCTTTCGTAAACTTTTTATCTATTAACTATAATTGTTTTTTTGTGAGATTAGTTACATGTACCTATTGTTTAAATTTTTGGTTAGTATTGCCATTTGTATATTTTATAGATTTAAAATTTTTTGGCTTGATTTATATATTAAGTATAGTATACTTTAAAATAATACTACTATTATCAAAATATGAATCCAGATAAAGACACACTTTTAATAGAGCATCACTGGGAATTAGTTATAATGATCCATTCCTATAACCTTAAAGGTATAGATGGACAATTGAAGATTTTTGCTGAACTCTATGAAAAAATTTCTAAAAATCCGTCATGCCCTTGCCATAAGAATTCTATAGCTTATTTAGATAATATTAGAAATAATTTAGATAAGTTTTTAACAAAAGAAGACATACAAAAGATTAAGAAAGAGGAAGAAGTGCAGATTATACATGTGAAAAGAAAGGATAAGTCTATCTTAGAGTTTTAATATGAAAATACACATTGAAGAAGGATTAGGCTATGATGATATAGCGTTATTACCAAACTTTTCTAATATAGCATCTAGAAAAGAAGTCAGCACAATCACAAAAATATGCAAGAACAAATATATTGATATACCGATTATTCTTTCTCCTATGGATACAGTATCTTCTGTTAAGTCTTGCATAAAAATAAATAAAATTGGCGGCGCTGGAGTATTGCATAGATTTATGACTCCAGAGCAGCAAGCTAATAAATCAAAATACATAAAAGACCAGAGTAATTTTTGTATTAACGCAATTGGTCTAAAAGATTTTCCGACAAGGTTGCCAATAATTGCACCATATACAGATATATTTTTCTTAGATACAGCTAATGGATTATCTCAAAATGTAGAAGATTTGCTTATATGGTATAAGCAATCTTCTTATACCCAAGATATTATTGTAGGAAATACTCTTACAAAAGAAAGCGTTTATCGTCTTGCAAATTTAGAGGCGGATGGATTTAGACATCTAATCGGCCCAGGAAGTATGTGTCTTACTCAGATTAAGACTGGTATAGGATGCCCTAGCATTACAGGTCTATACTATGCATGGAAAGCTGTTAGAAACTTTCAACTAGCAAATTTAGATTACTTTAGACATGAAAATCCTAAAGAAGAAAGTAGACCAAGTATTCTTGCAGATGGAGGAATTAGAAACCCAAGAGATTTAGTTAAAGCTGTTGCAGCGGGTGCAGATGGAGCGATTTGCGGTAGAATATTTGCAGGTTTAGCAGATATCGTAGATGAAGAAAACATAATAGAAAAAGATGGCAAATTATTTGTAAAATATAGAGGAATGGCAAGCAAAGACGTTGTTGAAGATTATGAATTATATGACGGAACCAAAAAGAATCTTTTTGTTGAGGGTGACAATACTCTTATTCCTCTTATAGAAAACAAATCATTAGAGGATGTTGTATATGATTTTGTAAATGGTCTTAGAAGCGCGATGAGTTATCTTGGTTTTAGATCGATAGAAGAAATGAGAGGTGGAATTTGGACGAATAAGATTAAAATTGTAAAAGTTAGCTCTAACAGCATGTATGAAAGTTTTGCGCATGGCAAAATATGA